TCCATATCCGTGCGGCGTCTTGGAGCGACTTGCCCTTGGCGTAGTGGCCAAGGTAGAGGTCACAGACCCTCCGGGCATCGGCACGGTTTGTCATGCCTTCCCAGCGATAGGACGTGCCGTAGAAGTGGTTCACGTCCTTCACCACAGAGCGGTGGATCTGAAGGGCACCGATGGCGCGGCCACCGTCACCGACGGCCATGTCGGGGTTGCGTTGACCGCCGGTCTCGACGGCCATGAGGGCGGTGATGAGTGATGCGTAGGAGTTCATGGAGTGATCAGTATTCAGCGAGGGTGATTTCAGCGACGCCGAAGGCTTCCTTGGCCTTGGCGTAGATGTCGGAGAGGTGGAGCCACGTCTGCTTGCCGCTGCTATGGACGGCGATGGCTCTGCCGCCGACGTAGCGCAGCTTCTCGTGGCCGCACTCTAAGAAGACAGCGACCTCACCCTCTTGCAGGTGCTCGTGAATGCCATCGACGATGCAGAGTGAATCGCTGTCATCCGGGTAGCTCATGAAGCTGCCGTCTTCGGCGTTAGACAGGACGGCGAACGTGTCGCCCTTGGGGACAACTTTGCAGTCGAACGCCTCGATGAACTTCATGAATGCCGCAGGGTCTTTGACCTTGAAGTAGTTGCTGCGGCCAACTCCGTAGTAGTTTGCCATGGTAGTGAACGAATGAAACCCGCCAACCGGACGGGAACGGAACGAGGAACGTCGCTGGGCTTGTGACCAGCGTGCCGCATTACCGGGGCCAGAAGCCCCGTCACTCTGCGAATTACGAATCCCGAGGAGTCACCGGCAACATCCATTCCATTGCCGCATCTACGGACCACGTTCCGTATCGTTGGCGCACCTCAACCTCGGTAAGGTTAAGCGCAAGGGCACGAACCGACGATCCAAGGCCGAGAGCTTCATCGATGGTAATTCTTCCAGACTTCAAGAGCTCTTGGCACAACAGGTCAATTTTGGTCATGGAGTGAAACACAGAAGCCCCGATTGAACGCTCGGGGCATAGGCGTTGCGTGATCCGCAGACCCCTTGCGGGGTTTCGACCTTCCGGTCTCATCAGTGCGGCGGACGGGCGATCAGGCGAGGAACGCGAGGGCCTCATCGACCGAGGCGAACTTGCCAGACGCAACCAGCTTCTCCGCGAGGGTGCGCATGGAGTCCGACGGACCCTTCGGGGCCTCGGGCTTCACAAACTTGATCTGGGCAGAGGACTTGCGCACGTCGACGGTGTCGGCCACGAACCCCTTGGAAGCGAGGGCCGACACGGTGGCCGCAACGGTGGCAGCACGGGCCGCAGACTCATCGGACAGGGCCTTGTTGACATAATCCTTCAGGGCATTGCCACGAAGACCAAGGGACTTCCCGGTCTCCTTCAGGGACTTGGCGCTCTCGGTGCCGATGAAATACCGGGTTCCGAGGGTGCGCCCCTTGGCTCCGAGGATCGGGGTGGAGGTGGAGGGCAGCGTGGCGACGGCGGTGCAGGTGGACATAGTGTTACAGAGTTGCAAGCGTTGGCCCGTGACGGCCTGACCCAATCGGGACAGAATAAACCGCACGGTGGACACCCTAGGCGACGAGGACGCCGCTTGCGTCTAGGGTAACCTCGGAGGCTCCAACCGGAGCCCCAAAGGCAAACGGATCCAACGGATCCGGGGAGTGAAACGGGTTGACGTACCGTCTGACACGCTGTTTTGGTCCACCAAACCCCGGTAGTGTTGGGGCATGGCAAGGATGCTTTCGGGTTGAACAGTAACCCAAGGCCGATGATTCCTGCCTTTTCTCTGCGCCCCGCCGTCGGCTGCCACTCCACCCCGCCGAATCCACAACCGAAGATCAGGGGTGGCGCAGGTCCGAGTCCCGGAGTGGATCCGGTATCGTCGCGCATAACACGGGCGTGTAGCTGCCCGGAGCCTCTAGTCCGTCCCAAGGTCTTTTGCGTGAATAACCGACGGCGCTTGGGGAACCTTTCCCCTTGGGCTACCCGACACCCCAAGGTGCCGAGGTCCGAGCCCGAAGCTGTTGACCGCCGGAGCTTTCGCCCCTTGCCGAACCGTTTGATTTGAAAGAACAACCGACACCTCCCATTGTCGATCCCCTCCGTTTCTCGCCATAGGTTGCTTCCAATGGCGCAACCCTCCCTTTTCAAAGTAGAACGCGTGCGACGCGACCAATACCGCGTGCGCGTACTGTCTCGCGCGTGCGGGGGGGGGTATAGCGGGGTTCGGCCAAAACCATCATGGGGATATGGGGTACCCCCCTTCTCAACTCTCGCCCCGCTTTATCAATTAGAGTCAGCGGCTAACCCGGTGCTCCTGTCTCCGAATGTGTATTTGCACCGAATTGACCCCTCCCCCCTGAGTGGTGATTTGTGCTGTGGGGCGGGGGATATGCGCCCTGGCGGATGGCCTGGGGATCGCCTTATGGCTGGTGTTGGGGATACCTACTGGCCTCGGCTAGGGCCGAGTCCTTTTGGTGACTGGTCACCTCCACACTATCCATGCTGACTGGGTGTGGGGGTATGTTAAGGGGGGATCAGCGAATCTCGTCAAGCTCTATTTGCGACTTGGGTTTGAATGTGGTGTGTGGAGGGGATCTTATCTGTGCATGGCGCTTCCCAAGAAGGTGAGGATCGTGGAGGAGGATCTGGGTAAGGAGAGGGCTTGGGGGATGTGTTTCTACTCGAAGGCGCTGATCAAGATCCATCCGTTCCAGCCAGAGGAGAGTCGTCTGGACACGTTGGTGCATGAGCTTCTGCACATGGCGTGTCCAGATTGGTCCGAGAAGAAGATCAGCCGGTACGCCACCTTCCTGGCCAAGCAGCTTTGGAAGGATGGGTACCGGCGTTCTAAACCGGCAGGTGAGTCTTCAACCTGCGGATGATTGTGGGGCGGTGTTGTCGTCCCAGAGAGAGATGTAGTGCGTGCAGTATGAAACGCAGCCGTACATAAGCGGGTAGTCGTCGGGGAATACGTCTCTCAGCAGATACTTCAGATCGTTCCCGGCTTTGATGATGGCCTTCTGCTTCTTACCTGCCACCTCCAGTTCCTTCTTGAGGCGCTCGTTCTCCTGGATCTTCTGTCCTAACTCTCTGCCGAGCTTGTTGACCTGATCGATGGAGTCTGCGTGCCACTGCGTGAGCTTCCCGATCTCCTTGTCCTTCCTGATCAGATCCTTGTTCATCACATGAATCTGCTTCCCCTGAACGACACACTGCTTGATCACATCGACGACGTTGTCAGCCAACGAGCCGTCGTACTGCCTCAGGCCGCTTTCATTGAGCGCACCGAGGATCTGGCTAGATGCAGTCACACTAGCCGCCTGGCTCGCCTTGAGGTCTTTGATCGTCTTGGCGTCAACACACTGTTGGATCTCCAACTTTTCAACCTGCTTCTGCAGTTCCGCGATCTTCTTGTTCTGGTCGGCAATGATCTCGATCTGCTCCTTGATGGCTTCGGCCTGACGCTCCTTCCACCATTCCGGTCCCAGTGGCTTAGGTGTGCTGGGCGGTGGCGGTGTCGTGCCGGTGGTGCTAACCGTCACGGTCGGCTGCGGAGTCGCGTGGACAACTGGCTTCTGCAACACCGTGTCGCTGCAGCTATTGAGAAGCGCCGTGTACGCCTTGTGGAACTGTTTCAGTTCCGACGCGTTCTGGCACATATCGCTGATCAGCCTCGCTTGGAATCTCGTCATTCTGTCTTCCTCCTCTGTCTTCGGTTGTTGATGGTGATGTCGTTCTTGAGCTTGTACGACTTCACCGCACGGGCGATGTCACCGACCTCGCTGCGCTTGAGCGGGGCCGCACTGACACCGTGCTTCATTGCTTTCTGGGCGCGGGTGTAGGTCATAGGAAATTGGGGTGTCCCCGAAACGGATTTCTGGAACATGCACCCAGCATTAGGCTTTGTAGGCCCAGTCGTTGGCAAGGATGTCCGTCTGGGACGCAAGCCACGGCACACGGCAGCCGTTGGGGTAGGCGGCATGACCGACTGGATACTCGATGTAGATGTACGGCAGGGTCATGTCCTTACCGTTCCCGTACGGGTTAGAGGCAGAGACCTCTGGGGTGTAGATCTTGAGCCACATACCCTTGCCGTTCCAGCCGCTGCGGTAGATCGCCTTACCCTTCTTGAGCCATTCCAGTGCTTGTCCGAAGTTCATTGTGCTTGTCCTTTCAGTTGGTTGATTTCCGTCTTGAGGCGTTCGATCTCCGACTTGAGCGATTCCACCTCGCTCTTCCGCAGGGCCATCGCCTCGACGACCGTGGGGAAATGTTTCTGGAACTCGGAGCGGATCGCATTGGCGACCAGCCTGTGTTCCTTCTGGGCATGCGGTGATTCGCGCTGATCCAGATAGTGGATCCATGTGCGAGCCGAGCCCTTCATGTAGAGGCGTGTCTTGGTGCAGAGCGGCAGGACAAACCGTGCGCTCTCGGGCGCTATGCCACCCTCGATGAGCGTCATGTAGGCACTGACAGCCTTCTGAACCGAGTCGTTGAAGACGTACTGCAGGATGTGCCCCTGCGGCAGGTCTTCTCCGCTGCCCTGCCTGTTGCCGCCCCTGGCCTTCAAACGAAGGGTCACAGGCTCCAGGATCATGCCCAGCTTGGAGACCTCGGCGTACCTCTGGGAGAACTGCTGAAACTTCGCAGACCAGTGGCGCAGGATCTGCATCGAGATGGAGATGCTGGTCTCGATCTCGACGGTGAGGTCAGCCTGATCGAACACCGACCAGTGGCCCTCGCGCATGCAAAACCCAAGCAGCTTGGCTCCAGTAAGGTGGTTCTGCTGGTTGTCCGGGTTCGACACCCGAGCAGTGTAGACCAGAAGCTGGTCCGGTGTGAGCGGGACACCGTTGTCCTCGACGAGGCTCAGCGTGACCGCAACAGAGGTGACTTTCATTGGCTCAACAAGGTGTAATACACCATTCACCTATCGTCAAGCGAGCTACGCTTTGGCTTGTTCGGGGTCGCCAAGTAAACAACGAACATGATGACTGCAATGAGCGCGGCGACCGCAACCACGATCCACCACGCAATGAGGAACAGCAGGAATCCGTACGCCATGCACCAGAGTTCGAGGGCAGCTTTCTTGATGAAATCCATAGGTTTACGATCTCAGTTCGTCACTCGCAAGACCACACCTCGTTGGAGAGTTTGAGCCCTGACGGCCATTGTGGCTCCACGAACGACTTCTCCATGAAAAGCACCTTGTCGGTTGGCTGGATGGTCAACCTTCCGTTGTAGAGCTTGATGAACATGAACTCCTTGGCCTGTGACGGGTGCCGTGAAAACCCATCGTCGATGGGTGCTGCGGTGAAGATGTACTCACCAACCAACTTCTGATCATCGCACTTGGCCATGCACTCAACTCCACGCAGGTAGGTGTACTCGATGGTGGAGAACTCTCTGCCGTAGCAGTCCCATCGCTGGGCTTGCTGCTGCGTCCAGATCGCCTCTGGCTTGTCGCTGAACGCCATGAAGTGCGGCGGGATCGATCTGTAGACCGCTCCGCATTCCAGCATGACCGTGCATCCCCACATTCGGCCTGGGATCGAGACAAGCCCGAACCAGACGCATGGAACAAATCCCTCGCCGCTGCTGATCGCTGCTGCGTCAACGTAACAGTATTGGTGATGAGGCAGCTGACCTGACTGGTGGTAGCTCATTCGACAACCATTTTCTTGATCAGGTCCACTCAGGGAGTGCTTTCTTGAGGTTGTAAAGAGCGCAGTCCTCGCCGTCCGCGAGATGCCGGTTCTCGTCCAGCGTCTTGCGGATGGCAGCCTCAAGCTCCATGACGCGCTTATGCTCCTCAAGAGTCCTCTTGGAGTGAAGCTCGGCCATGAGCTTAATCTGGTTTGCCGCTACCTCGGCGGCGTCCTCTAGCTGCTTGATGCGCAATTCCAGCAAGGCCACGTATCTCGCATCGCCTTCAGGTATAATCTTGTCCACATCGGCCTTTGTCAGTGGCTCGCTCACGGCTTGTCCTCCTTGGCTTTGTCCCATGCGAAGCAGTCATCCGAATCAGCGCAATACAATCGCATTCTATCCCCAGCCTCCTCCAGCCGCTTGATGCGGCCCAGCGCCTCCGCGTGCCTCTTCGCTAGTTCAGACACGATGGTTTCGCCGACGTGGTCACCCACGCACACGCCGTCCTTCTCGGTCGCGCCGGGGAAGTTCTTCTGATCGTCTTTGAACCACGGGTAGCCGAGCACCTTGCCGCAGGTCTGCTCGATCTCTTGGTTGTTCTTGAGGATGCCCTCGTATAGCCGCTTGATCTTCTCGCTCTGCTGTTCCAGGCGCTGAGCAGCTTCGTGAATCGCGGCGTTGGCAACGCCGTCGTCGGACTGGATATCGGCCGCTAAGACTCGCAGCGCCATCACCAGCTTTTCGGTGGATGTGTTCATCCCTCTTCCTTTCGATTCAAAAAATCCTCAATCGCAATATCTGCAATGTACTGCATTTTGTATCCCGTCTGTTGAGCGTATCTTTTGAAACGGGCATGAGTCTCAGGTGAGACTAGCAAAACTTTATGCTCGTCTCTAACGCGCACACTCTTCATTGGCTGATTTGTTTTTGGATCCATGATTACTGGTCTTTGTAGTTGCGGTTGATGATCTTGAAACCGAGTGGGCGTCCTATGCCCATCGACTCTGTCTTAACCGTTCTCACAACGATGCCCTCGGCCGGTTTACCGAGAACCGTCTGCGCGTCTGCCAACTCCTGCAGTGACTCCACCGAAGATCCGGTGTCGATGTATCTGATGAACGGGACGAAGTTGCACTTGAGATCAACCTGACACAGCGCACTCATGTGTGCGTATCCGATCCACTTTCCTGTATCGAGGTCTCGGATCTGGTAAACGTAAAGCGTCGGCTCAAGAAGCCCCAGCTGGTTCCCCTGCACTCCAGGCCCCATGAGCTCACCCTGGATGACCAAACTCATGTCCTCGGTGAGGCTCAGTTTCTTGGCAGCCCTCCAGAAGCCGTTGGTGTCCGACTCCTTTAGGCTCAGGTTGCGGGAGCAGACGTACTCGATCTTGCCGCCACGCACCACGATAGTGCAGGACGACCCGTCGAGCTTCAGGGTGGCGAAGCACTCCTGCTCCAGGACGTACTTCACGATATCTGGGTTGCTCAGCCCGTTATCCTCGTCGGTCTTTGGCGCGATATGAGACGGGAATGGGCCATGCACCTCACCGCTGAGACAGGCTGGAATCTCCTTCTCGTACTTCTTGATACCCAGTTCACCGCCCACATCAGCACCCAAATGCCATCCACGGACGTTCTCCGGTAGGATGGACAGCGGTTGTACCAGGCCCTGGCTGTACTGACCTCGCAGTTTGATGGTGTTCAGCCGAATGGCCCTATCGCCCTTCTTGAGGAAAGCAGACCATGGTGCATCTGGTAGGATGGTGTCGATCGGGATAAAAACGATCGATTCACCAGCCTTGAACTCGCCTTTACGGACTATGACCTGCCACCCAAGAACCTTGGCTATCTCTAGGGAGTCAGCGTTGGTGTGCGGAAGTATCTCTGAGATCGTCTCTATGGAAGCCAACTTCATGCGCATGCAGGTGTAATACACCGCACAACACGAGTCAAGGCGCTACCTTGAACATCCCCATCGAATTGAGCCTGTGCCTTGGGATGAACCACGCCGGGGAGTGGTTGTTTGGGTTGCGCAGGTACTCATCCTTCATCCCGCTATTCCCGTAAATCCACCCCGCAAGCACAACATCGCTCCCTGTCACGATCGCCAGGATGAAACGGCGGTCAGGAACATCGTTGTCGCGAATGATGAGGCAGCCATCCTCACGGTCTGTGGAGCGGACTTCCACATCCTTGAACACGTCCGGCACAACGTGAAACTCGTTGAGCCCTGGGACAAAGTAAAATCCGCCAAGTTTAGCTACAGCTATTTCTCCGCAGACACCGATGACCTCCTCGTAAAACCTCCTGATCCATGATCGTCCGCTAACCTTGTTCTGGGCGTTCAATCCTGCAGCAATCGAAACAGCCATCCGAAGACGAGCCGTGTTGATCGCCAGGTCGAACTCCTGGAACTTAAGGCTAATCCTCTTCACCGTCGTTTTCTTCTCTCGCTCTCTCGTGTCTTACGGAGCACTTGGCGTCTTCGTCGGTCCTGATAAGCCATTCTCTAATCTGGCCGTAGCGAGCGTACCAGTTTCCAACCCCAAGCGAGCCGTGCATTGTTCCGCCCAATTCAGCCGGTTGGTGGGTGGTGACGAAAATCTGAATCGTATCGAAGTGTTCTCCAAGATCGTGCGCCGCCTTCCTGAGCACTGACTGCTGTTGTTCGGTCATTTTTCTGCGCTCCTTTCCCTGCCGTTGATGATGTTGCTCACGTAGCTCATGGACACATGGAACTGCGCCGCGATGTCTTTTATCAGCGCACCCGCCTTCCTGGCTTTCTTGATCATCTCCAGCTTCTCGCGACTGTGTTTGCACGGCCACGCGCTGTCATCCCTAAAGAACTCATCTTTCTTAGGGACAGTTTTCAGTTCCCTGACCCGTTTCACGGTTGCTGCTGCAACATGGTGCGCAGAACATATTTCCCTGAATGTTCTCCCATCCTTGATGTCTTTCTTGATGGCGATGATGACGTTGCGCGGTAGTCGGACTGGTTTACTTGGCATTGTCTTTGAAATCGATGTACTCGGATATCTCGCGCATGACGCTGATATGAATCTCCTCAATATCGGCTTGCGATAATTCAGCTACTGGGTCCATGCAGCCTCTCTCTATTGACGCATCTTTTCTTGCGTTCTGCATCCCGTCTAGGACGCAGCGGCTGAGCACTTCGTATAGTTTTACTTTCATGTCTTCTTCATGCTGACTCCGTTTCCCGACGAATCCATGACTTCCACGGCAACGGCGCGTGGAAGGTTGGATAGAATGTATTCGGCTAGTTTCGCCGACGTAAGCCCAGTCTGCATGACGATTGTTCCGATCACATCGCCATGCTCGTACTCCTTGAGGACTCCGGTTTCCTTCCGCCACACCGTCACGCGCCGATTTCTGGTGAGCGTGACCGACGTGACGCTGGTTATCTCGGTGGGCATATCCCGTGGCGTTATGCGCTACAGCTTGAACTCCGACTGCCCGATGGCGCGGTGATAGATGTCCTGAAGACTCGCGGCCTCGGTGCGATGACTGTACCGCTTCCTGAAGACAACCTGTCCGCGCTCAAACCACGCACTAACCTTTGATCCATTGACGATGAATGAACCAAGGTTACGACGGTTTATTCTGCGCTGTCCGCGAACAGGACGCTCCTCACGTACTGCGACCTGCTGAGGCGCTTCGAGCGTGAAGCCTTGTCGAGCATCTTCAGCTGTTTGGAACTCACCCATAATGCTAGTAGAACCCTTTGTTTTCCGCGTTGATTAGGCATCGTTGGCGCAGGTGTCTTACACCCATGCCAAGCTGTCAAACGTGAATCCTGAATCAGCCCTCCAGAGGCCGAAACTTCGCCATAAACTCGGCAACCGAGCGGACGTAGAACCGATTATCCCTGGAGTAGATGACGCACTGATGGCGAACCTCGCCCATGCGATACTGAGCCTCGGCAAGCACCTCCACCTTGACGGTTGGGTTGTAGACGTTCTGGTACTTGCCGGGTGGAATCTGGGTCGAGGTCGCCATGTGCTTGAGGTGTAATACACCAGTCGGATCATGTCAAGTCCACGAACTGCATGACTGCGGCGCGAAGGTCAGGCTCGGTGAATGATGGGCTCTTCATCAGCTTCCCGTCGGGGTTCTTGACCCGAAAGCACCGATCGTCGCAGAGACCGGCAACCTTGGTCACCGTCCATTTTAGACTCTCAATCTTCAACTCGTTGTCGTGAACCTCTGTCAACTTCCACAGCTTCGTGTCATTGCTGATGCACACAGCCTGGAGTGAAGACCAAAAGTTGATAGCGTAGTAAGTCGAGATGGCAATCAGGTCGAGAAATGCAGATTTTGCGGCCGAGTCTGAAACGCTGTCGCTGCGTTCAGTTTTTTCAAGGAACTCAGATATTCGGCTCTCCAGGGCGATTAAGTTCAAATCCGTGGTCCGAGAGAACGAAATGTTATCGAGCGTTACACCGTAGGCGTTGAGGAGCCCGAGAATCGTGAATGCGACATCTCCGATGTCATCAGCGATTTTGAACCGGCACCTATCGATTTTTCTTAGGTTTGATGTGAGGTTGATTTCGTCGATTTGGCCGAGCGCGTCAGCGTAATCAGATGCATTTGGAAGGTACTCTTCAAACCACTCAGACTTTGCGAACCCAAGCTGCTTCTTGCAGAACTCGGGGTCGCGTTGCGTTGGCGTCTTGGTGACGGGCTGGGCTGCGACATCGCGCTGCCAGTTGTAGACGCGTTCTTGGTAGGCTCTGATTTTCATTGGTCGAACAGGCTTGTTGGATCGAATCGTGTGAGCTCTGGTCTAAAGTCGAACGGGATATCCACCCCTGCCTGACCCGCCCTTTGCTTGGCGATGAACAGGTTGATTTTCCTCGGACCAGATTGTGTGGAGTCGGACTCCTGTTGCTCGGGCTGGTAGAGCATTCCGACTAGGTCTGCGTCTTGCTCAATGGCCCCAGACTCGCGCAGATCGCTTAGGCGGGGCTTGCGGTTTCCATCGCGCTCGATGGCGCGATTCAGCTGGGCCAAGAGTACGATCGGGATTCTAAGCTCCTTAGCGAGCAGCTTCATGTTGCGGCTGATGGCATCGATCTGTTCGCGCCGCTCCTTGCCCTCGGTGGCCGTAATCAACTGCAGGTAGTCGACCGCAAGCACCTTCATTCCGGCCGACCTCACCCAGCGACGAGCCTTGGCAGCAATGCTCTGGGCGGTCTGGTTGGGCTTGTCGTTGACCATGATCTTATGCCTCGCCAGACGGGAGGTAGCCATGGTGAGTTTTTTCATCTCGCCCTCGTTGGGCTGATTTCGATCGTCGTATCGACCCACATCCACCTGTGACTCGATGGCAAGCATTCGCATGCCCACCTCTTCGGCACTCATCTCAAGGCTCACAAACCCCGTCTGCACACCACTGGCGCAAAGAGAGGCTAAGAGGCTCAAGGTGAAGGCCGTCTTACCAGCGCCAGGGCGACCTGCCACCACGAATACCTGACCCGGACGGAGACCTCCACGGAGTATACGGTCCATGAAGGCCCATCCGGTGGGTATGGCATCGCTCTTACCGGCGCATCGATCCTGAAGGAGGTCGAGTGCCTGAGAGGCAATCTGCTTGCCGCTGAAGTCGCTGTCAGTGGAGTGCTCATTCCGAATGCCCATCAACTTGGCCTCGAATGCGTCTAGCACCATGTCCACCTTGGAGCCACCGGAGTAGGCCGTATTTATGGCGTCCTGAGAGATCTCGATGAGCTTTCTGGCCCGATGTTTGTCCCGCGCAATGTCCAGATAGTATGGCAGGTTGGCCGCGCTAGGGACGGCGTCCATCGCCTCGGAGACGAACCCGATTCCGCCAACCCGATTGAATGCATCGCCATTCAGCCTGTTTGAGATCGTAACCAGATCAACCGGCACGCGGTCATCACGCATCTTTGCGATGATGTTCCAAAGGTCGTGGCATCGAACATCGTAAAACCAATCAGCCTTGATGCCACCGTTTATCGCGTCATCTATGGCGTTGTTGTTGAGTAAACAGCAGCCTATTACGCCAAGTTCGGCTTCTTTCGAGAATGGAGGCTCCCTCACTTGTTTTCCCCCGGTTGCTTTGGCGTCCAAGTCGATAGATCGTGGTACAGCCTCACGAGGCGATCATACTCGTCCTGCAGCTTCGGAGTAATAAGCCCCTTGAAGAGGTCGCCATGCCGGGGGTTCGCTGCGTGCCCCATAACCCTGTCCCTTGCGATTTGAACGTCGAGGGGTGTTGGGATACCGGAACGCCCATCAAGACCGTGTGGCGAGCCTTTAGGAGCGGTAGCGCCCCAGTGGTTGCTCAGAGCAAACGGGGTCAACGCAGCCCCCTGATATGCCCTCCGGTAATTCGCGGCGTGGACCGCGATGTCCTGGGTCGTCACGTTCGACTGGGCCTTCTTGATGTCTGCCAAAGCGATTCCAACCTTCTTCCACTCCCCGGAAGTCATGCAGGTGGTGTCCATGCCGCAGACCTGAGCAATCGCATCGGCTAGGTCGTTTCTCGGGCGCTCTTTCGCGGCACCGCCGCTAGTTCTTAAATGGTCTTCTTCTATAGTATTCTTAGGGGACGGGTTTCCGTCGACGGTTTCCCGTTGACGGCTTTCCGCACGAAAAGGCTCATTTTGTGCGACTTCCCGTTGACGGTTACCCGCACATTCTTGGCCATTTGGTGCGACTTCCCGTCCGCGGTGAGGCTGGTCGGTAAAGGTCCAGATTCGCTGTGCGAAGCGCCCGTCCCCGGTCTTCCCTTGCTCCTCCATGGAGGCGTATCCGAGCTCGACTAGCTCATCGAAGGAAGCCCTAAGCGCCTCGCGCCCGTCGGTGCAGTGCTGCGAGACCCACGCCTTTGTAACGACCCACTCGTCCACGTTGGACAGGATCATGCACAGGAGCCCCTTGGCGCGAAGGGACATCTTGGAGCGGAGGACTTCGTTGGGGATGATCGTGAATCCGCCCTGCTGACGCTTTACTCGGATGATGGTTTTCATCGTGCGGTGAAACGGCCTGTTTCAGTGAACAGGCAAAAAAAGACCCCACGCATTCCAAGGGGGAGAGATCGCTGGGGAGACGGTCAGCGAAACCTCGGAATACGTGGGGGCCAAAAACCGGATCAAACTGCTCCCTGTGGATGCCCTCGACTCTCCTCTCACCGATCGCCGAGAACGTGTGTGGTGTAATACGCCGTCAGCGCGTTGTCAAGGGTGACGCCGACCGTACTCCCAGATTAGGAGTGCGTCCGATGTCTTGAGGGTGATCGGAACGCCTGGGAAGAGCTCCTGGGCGCGGCCCTTGAGCTTGTTCTTCCACTCGCCCTTGGTGGACCCCTTGGATGTTCCAAGGCCCAGTTCCTTCTGCCATGCTTGAGGTGTGACCCTCTGGATGCGATAGCCGAGCGCCATGGCGGCACCAAGGATGATGCCGAAGTTCTCAAACATCACAGCGGCCATGGAGCCAGGGATGCCCTTGCCACCACCCATCGGGACGAAGCGCGGCAGCTGCTCGATGAAGAGCGTGGTGTAGTTGTCTGCCTTCAGGTCGCGCAGCAGATCGACGATGGCTGTCGGTTCCTGAGGCATGGCCTGTGTACGCATAAGCCCATCAAGCCAAGCGATGCCACCTGAGGCACCTGGATCAATCGCGATGTGGGGGTGTTGGCGGATCATCTGGAAATGCTTCTGGGGGATAACTGATAAGACCGGCCTTCCACATCCGCTCCATCATAGGCCAGTTTGGTCCACGGCGAGGATCGGCGTTGCACTTGGGCGCGTACCAAAGTTTACGGGCGCACTCAACACAGGTCGGACGACCCGACCAAAAGTTCTTGATCGGTTGAGTGCGCCCACAACGGATGCAGGTTTTAGTTATCTCGCCTTTTTTGCCCATTCAGGGGATGTCACAAACCCTCGCGTTCCGTTGAGCGGACGCTCCCAGACTCCTGTCTGGAAGCAGTGTGCAAGGGTTTCAAGGTTCCTCTGGTTTATCGCCCGACCTGAGGCGATCGCGTTCTCGTCGAGTTCGAGCGTGACCGTTACGTAAGGCGGTTCTTTCTCGGCTACAATGAACACCCAGCGCCGCTTCTTGACCGCTGTCGTGAACGGATCGTCCGTCGATGTCAACAGATTGTAGAGGTCGATGTACCAAGCCGCTTGTTGAGCGTAACCCCACTTTTGGATTGAGTATGAGAAGTCGTTAGCGTTTGCGTAACCGCGATCGACCGTCTTGATGTCCGCGATTATGTCGGAGTTGATGCCTTTGTCGCTACAGACGATGTCGGCCTTTCCCTTGATGCGAATCTCCTGCCCATTGACCTTGATTGTCTTGAACATGGCGAGCTCCTTGCGAGCACCCTCTAGGAGCCCTGCAGCATCAGGGTTGAGGGTGATACCGGCGGTGATACCGTCGATTTGAGCCATCTCGTCGCCCGACAGGATGGTTTTGTCGCCGTTTGCCTTGTTCCACTCGTCCCACCACTTGATGGCGGCGATCGTGTCTTCGCTGGGCTTCTTGGCGTTCAGCTGTGCCGAAGTAGGCTTCCTTGGGGCGTCGGGCGGATCGAGTACCACCTTGCTACGATACACTTCGGGCTCCAGCGCCGAGAGGTGTGTGAGCGTTCCGATGTACTGAGCGTGGGTCTGCTCAGTGCGGTAGCCGCCGAACTTCTTCGAGTAGAAGTGAGCGGCAGACAGGTTCATCTCCTTTAGATCGGAGACTGCGATGGCGGGGTCGTTGCGGTACACCCTCTCGTCCAGTAGAGGGTAGATGCCGTCAGCGATCAGTGACTGTTCGGTGGTCATAGGATGAAGCACTGGGCGCGTTTAGGCGTTGGCCTTGGCGAGAAAGGCGGCGGTATTGGCGAGGATCTTTTCGGCGTTGGCCACGGACAGGTCTCGGAAAGACTGACCTTCCTTGATCCATCCGAGCGTCACCAGGAACGCGTTGGCCTTTGGCTCGTGAGCGCCGATGATGGTGCCCAGCTGAACCTTCCACAGCGGCTCAGCACCAGCCAGACGCCACGCTTCCAGCTTGGCACCAGTTTCCTCTGTGATCTTAAAGATCTTGTCGACGAAGAGCCCGGAGCGATCCTTGCTGACAGACGCCTCATGGTTAGGAGCCACGTCAAACACGGTAGTAAACTCGTATTCGACGCCGTCACGCATAATCGGAGCGAGCCCAACTTTGCGGACGGTAGTCTTTCCTCGGTCGTCCTTTTCCTGCACGTAGTCCATCTTGACGCGGAGGCAGCAGACGACGTGGACAAGAGACTGGAGCAAAGCCTTCATCATGCCGTTGTGCTTTTCTCCAGCGAGCTTCCAGTTGGTGTACGAGTTGCCACCACGAGCGTCCAACTGGGACTTGTAGTCCAGGATTCCTTCCCAGAAGTGACTGGCCGAGTCGATGATGATGGCTCCATAACCAGCTTCGACAGCCGCGTTGATTGCATCGATGAACTTCTCGTTTTCAAACGGAGGCGCAATGTCGAGCGTATCGAAGTCGAATCGGTCAGCGTACAAAGAGGCTGATCGGTTCTCGGTGTCGATGAGTGCAATCTTGCCGGTAGGGCCGACGAGGCCACGGGCGAGTCGCAGTGCGGAGTAGGTCTTGCCGGACCCGGACGGGCCGGTCACCGCGAGCTTGAGGAAGACCTTCTCGCGTGTGGCTTTACGGAACAGTGGTGTTGACATGGTTTGGATGGAACCCGCACCGCCTCCCGACGAGGCGATCAAGGTTGTGCTGCGAAATGCGGACGTCTCCCCAGGTGGGCAAACCACGTGAAAGCTACGCGCCATCACTTAACTCTGGATGGTTCGTGCCGCGATCCAAAGGGGCGTTCTGCGTCTTCGCAGGTGAAGACCCTAGGTGTATTACACCGAGAGTCAAGGGGGATCGTGTGCGCCCCCTTAGGATTCATCGAGTCTGCAGGTAGCGGTCTACCGGGAACGCAAAAAGCTCAACCCGATTATTCAGCTGCTCAATGGTGCCGTCGTTGATGATTGTATCGTGAACGACTCCACCGTCGTAGAGTTCTTGAAGACGGGCAGCTTCCCACTCGGTCGCCGGGGTCACGCCAGGACGCCTGATTCGGAGGATAATGCCACCCCGCTTCATCCATTCCTTGGCTTCACGCAAGCGGACCAGTCTTGTGTTCACGGCGCGAGGCGGCAGAGTGTCGAAGAACTCTTTCATCACTCCGTCGTAGTTGACCTCGCCCCACTGCTCCAGGATTGGCCGGATCTGCTTCTTCTGGCTGTCGTCCTCAGTGAACGCAGAAAAGCCCAGGTGCTGCTGCACCAGCGGGTCGATCTGCCGCTTGATGATGTCCCCAAAGGCAATGCGCCTCCATCCGAGAGCCACCAGTCGCTGGGCAGCAGCGTCCTTTCCTTCGCGAGCGTAACCGGCGAAGGCGATCAGATTGGCCATGCTGGTTAGTTCTGGAGTTTGAGCGGTGTCTGGAAGTCGATCGTCAGCGCCGAGTTGTTCGATGACACGTTCGCGCCGAAGTCGATGTAGGCAACCACCTTAGCAGTCGCGTCGTTCCCGGTCGGGTTGTAGAGGATCGCGCCACGGGCAGTGATCGTAGAGCTCGGCCAGATTACGTCGGTGATGTTCACCTCAATCGCGTTTGAGTTGATCGTCGTGGCAATGCCTGGCGACGGGATTGATGCGCCCCCAGTGGAGTACCCGGTTCCAGAGACCTCGGTGGCACCAGCGGTCTTTACGTCGGACACAGTCGAGTGGTTCTTACTGAACGTGTACGACGGAGTCGCAGCGATCAGCATGACCTTGTAGGTCGGTGTGGTGGTCGTGGGGAAGTTCAAGGTGCCCTTGACCATCTCCAGGAGTGCATTGTTGTAGATTTGAGCGGTAGCCATAAATTGACCTGTTGCCTACACGGTATGTGTCGGACCTGAAAGGTGGAGTCGTCAGCGGTATCTAGCGGTTTTCTCTGCGATTCCCTTTGGCTGACGCACGAACTGTTTGCCGGACCTCATTCCGGCACGCTTCGCGGCCGTTGTTGCGGCGTACTCTGAATTGCTCAGCGACTGACGAGCCTTGCGCGGCAGGTACCTCTCCCCGGTGGCACCCCGTCCGACAACTGAGTTCTTCCCGCTCTTGGTGCCCCAGTCCTCTTTGGTCCACTTGGCGAGGCTGTTGGATGGAGACTTTGCTCCACGGTATGAACCTCCAAGATCCTTGTAACGACGTACGGCGATCTGCGCTTTTCGCGCGCTCCACTGGTTCGGTTTGCCGCCCTTCGACGACGACTTCACCGCCTTGACGATCCGCTTCCAGAGGCCGGGGTTGGACTTTGAGGCAGTGCTCACCAGAGGATCCTCCGCGCCCAGTAGTTCGCGCTGAACTTGTCGTCCTTGGTAAGCTGTCCGCTTTTGTTGCGGATGCCCCCCGATCGACTCAGGTAGTTGGCCCGGCGCTTTGGGTTCTTGTGCTTGGTAAAGTCGCTGTAGCCACGATGACCAAACGGCACAACCTTCACCTTATCGCCCTTCTTCGCGAGCACCCGCTTCTTGTGGATGTCACCAGCAGGAGCAGCCTTCGGCTTATTGAAGCCGGGGAATCGCTCTCCACGGTACATGACGCCGCCGCTGGGCAACCGCTTGACTCCTTTAATCTGAGGCATCGTCGTCTCCTTTCACTTCGGTCACGCTGGTCTCGGAAGCCTTGGCAATGACCTGCACGTTCACTTGAGTGGGGCCGACTTGAGCACGAGGAACAAACCCAGGCAACTGTGTGAGCGCCTCAGTCTTCGCAGTCTCAGCGGCCTGTTGCGCCGACTTGATCAAGAGCTCTGCGGCACGGTTCGACTCGCCAATCAGTGAGGCGTGAACCTTCATAACGCCAATCATCGACTCGGGATCAGGAAACTCGCGGTGCTCAAGGGCTTGCTCGCAGAACTCAAGAGCTTTGTCTGTGCGAGCCAGATTCATTGCCAAACGAGATCGGCCCAAGTGGATTGCGCCAACCTGGGAAACAAACTCACCAAAAACACCAGCAGCTTTCAGTTGCTTGGCGTCAATGACATTGAACCCCGCTTCGCGTGCAGCCTTTTCTGCTACAGCCATCGAGATTGTTGGCCTATTACTAATTGGCTGCACATTGGTAGATATGCATCCATTTTGTTCTGTTGGAATCGGTGTCATTCAGTCCACTTGCCTTTTGATCCCATTGCGTCAATCCAGCACTGCTTCTCTGGCAACTTGGCAGCCAGAGGCAGGTAGCACCAGCATCCCATCGTCTGGCCTGACCTGTGCATCAGTTCCCCGTGGTACCCGCACGTCTTCATTTTCGGATTGAACAGTGGGCATTTGTAACAGGCGCGAAGCCTTTTCCTCCAGATACTCGGACGCGTCTTCGATGCCGAGGAAATCGTCAACGCTCGTGCTGCTGCCGTCATCGCATTCAACAATCGTGGAAGAGCCAATGACAGTGGGAGATGCCTGAACAAATTGCATACCCCGCTGACCACGACGCCAGAGTACTCGGCAAGTCGGAGCAGTTTCTTTCTGAATCTGTTCAGCCAAGACCTCATAGATGCTGTCTTCGATCTGCGAAACACGGTTGGCCCACCGCTTTACGTAAGCCAGTGGGCCGAGTCGCGCTGCTGCGTCACCTTCTACTTGATCGCACGTTTTTTCCCAGCCTGAGTCGTGCAACACCTCGATTGTCCACGAGAATACAGTACGCCCCCTGCGCTCATGGCTCTCGGTTAGTTCAGACATGCGAACCATCCTGGACGCAGCAGTGAACGCCATCGACAGCAGTCGCTTCGGGCTCTTGATCATCAGAGCTTTCTTCAGCGTCGGGTAGCGCGTCAGCAGTATCTCCTTCCAGTTCTTCCGGTATGGGACGGCGATGAGTCTTGAGAAGCCGAGGTTCAGCGTGTTACCCGTCAGCAGCCACGAAGGGATCTGCTGTGTGATCGCGATCCATGCGAGCGTCAATGTGCCCACATCGATACCAGACGCCTGAGCGACGTTTTTGATGAACTCGGAGCAGTCGAGCTTGGACTGACGCTCCTTCACCTTCACGTCGATCTGTTCGGCTGTGGGTGTCTTGACCGCGTCTCCGTTCCACTTGAAGTAGAACTCGGGAGTGATGCCTTCAGCCTTCCTGAAATGCTGTCGCATCGCTTCAGCTGGGATAGCCCACCCTGACTTCACGTCGATCTCCCCGCCCAGTCGTTTGAGCGCCAGGTCAAGGGACGATGACTGAGCAAACCCGAGTGCCACGGCGGGAAAAGCGTGGATGTATTCGGTGCCGTTGAACTCGCAGTACCTGCATTTGACTGGGATTTCCCAGGTGTCACCAGAGATCAGCCAGAGTTCGGTGTCCTTGTGGTTGAGGTAGATCAGCTTCGGTGTCATTGCGTGAAGACCATGGTCGGCTTCTTGACCGACGTTGTAATGGTCCGTCGTTCTACATCCATAGGGGTCTCGCTGATGAGCATGTAGGTTAGCGCGTCGAAGATGTGTTTATTCTTGTCTCCGTCACGGATTGGCTCGGCGCGGTTCGGTCCCGGCTTCATCTCGCGGACCATCTTAATCGTGTTGGTCAGCTGTGCGGAGAAGAAGATGCGCCGATCGAAAATGAGTTTCTTGAGGAGCCCGATGCGCTGCTTCACGGAGCCGGATCCTTTGGTAACTGCGTGCAGGACGATTTTGCCCTGCGACACCTGGCGCACCACGAGCTCATCGTACACGTCGGAGGCAGCACGGTATCGCCACGCCGAGTTGTCCGACCAGTGACGCCATAGGATTCGCTCTGTGCCGTGCTCCTTCTTCAGGTATTCTTCCCACCACTGCATCTTCTCCATCACCGTATCAGTGAAGTCGGCGATGCTGATCTTCCGGTCGATGACTACCGCCTCATCGATCACGTCGAAGATCGAGTTTCCGTTGGCGTCGGTACGCTTGCACGAGATAGAACAGGCGTGGTTCACATCACCCAAGTCCCAACCACTGAAGAGCTCGATGCAGTTTTTGGGAGGGATGATGATCTCGTGATCCTCCTCGCGTGGGCCTGAGACGTTTCCGACGACGTGAGTGTTTGGGACGAACACATCGGCGAAGTGGCCCTCGCTTACGTCTTCAACCCATTCTCCCATGACGTAACGAGCGTACAGCTGCTTGTCGTATGAATACTTGTTGATCAGGTCTTGTTTCTCGCGTGGATCAAGGAATGTGTTGTCGTCGATCGTGAACTGAATGCGCTTGAACTGGTTCTCGAACTGCTCGTTGTCGCTTTGCTTTCGCGTGATCCATATCCCGGCGAGCCAGTGGTTGATCCCGGTTTCTGGGGGGTTCAGGTCGGCGATGATCTGATGGTTCTCGTATGGGATCTCAACGACGCGTAGCTGGTCGGTCAACACGTCGAACACAACGCGGTCCTCAAACTGGTCAGCCTCGGACAACCAAAGTAACGAGAAGCGTGTTCCTTTGAACTTGGCTTCCGCCTCCCAGACGTTCTCTAGCGAGTGAAGCTGGACCTCGGATTCTCCTCCAAATCCATTTCGGACACGTGCGTAGGACATCTTTGTAGCCACGTCCATTGTTGGCTCCTTTGTCCACTTCATGCCGATTTTCGCGCCTATCCACTGCGGAAGAACAGTTTTTGTAAGGTCAGACCATACACCAACCTTACCGTTCTTCAGGGTCTTTGTGATGATCCCAACGGTGGCATTCTGATTCTCAAAGAGATGGCGTGCCACGCGGTTAGCGATCGCTAAAGACTTCCCTGCTTTGCGGGGTCCATCCACCATCAGATAACGCTCGTAGGCATTGAAAACCTCGAAACCTTTTGGCGAGAGATCTGGTAACCACCGGCCGTTTTTGTCGTGCATAAGGTCGGTGCGACTTTCGGTTGTAATTCTGCACGGGCGCAGCGAATGCTCCACCTAAAGTTGTGACCTATGGCTGAGATTACCATCCCGATTGCCGACGTTGACGAGGCCGTTGCAAACGCCAAACCCGGTGAAACGGTCGAGGTCTACGCTACCCTCAAGATCAAGTCCAAGTCTGACTCCGAGGTCGTCGCAGACATCTCCGAAGTGGAGAAGTGCGAAGACATGGATGAGGAAGGCTCTATGGATTCCGAAGATGCTTCCGAGGATCCTGGGTATGAGAGAGAGCAAGGCGATGCTGCTGATGATGATGCTTATGATGAGCCGCGCAGAAAGATGAAGCACAAGGGCAAAGGAATGGGCGTGATCATTATGATCGGTGGCCCCAAGAAGAAGTAACCAATCATGGTCGATCTCGAACTGCTCAAGAAGCGCGGAGCCACGCCTGAGAAGCTCAAGGCGAAGTTCACCGCCGAGGTTCCCAGCGACAAGATCAAGGCGCTGATCGACCTGAACTCCTCTCGCATTGACGAGGGCATTCGTCGAAACCTCGACGATGCTCGCCTGTGGTACGCCATCGATCAGGCGTACGACGTGTCCCAGAGGCAGATCACTTACACCTTGGTGGAGGGTCTGTTGTCCAGCGGCGTGTCCGGCGAGAAGGCGTACGACGCCATGAAGACGTGGGGCATGACTCAGCGCCTCACGAACATGCTCGTGCCCCTGTGCAACTCGGACGGCACAGCCAAGTGCGGCAAGGACGGCAAGCCAATAATGAAGTTGGACCTGCCGACGTTCTTCCACATCTTCGTGCCGCTGGTCCAGGCGTACACGAAGATGCGCTGGGCCAAGCTCTTCACCGACCGCGACATCTACCCGCTCTACAAGTACGAGCCGGTGTCGATGACCACGGCCAATCGGCTGCGCTGCGAGATTATCACGAGCCGCATTCAGCGCATGGTCCAGGAGATGGGCTATCGCGAGGACGAGCGCCAGTCGATCCTGCAGATGCTCAAGTACGGGACGTGCATCAACTTCCCGTCCGAGGACTTTTACCGAGAGCAGCAGATCTTCCTGGAAAAGGGCTCCGAGAAGACCAGAACCGTGAAGGAGGGTGTTCGTTTTGAAATCCCCCACCCTAGTCGTGTGTTCTGGGATCTCGCAAACCGTCTGACCACGATGAACACGGACACCGGCTGCGAATACGCCGGGTTCTGGAACGTGCTTCGGTACAAAGACGTCAAGAGCAACAAGAACTTCTGGAACACAGACAACATCCAGTTCAAGTACGGAAGCTGGGTGGACGCGAAGTACAACTTTTACCGCGAGCTATTCCCGTGCGCCCTGAAGTTCCCGCAGGTCGGCATGTTCGCTCCAGGAAGCGGCGAGGACGAGCGCGTCAAGAACGCCTATCGCTACACGCTGAACCACAATGACGAGGGTGTCACCGTGGTGTCTCATTTTACAAAGCTGATCCCATCTGAGTGGGATTTGTTCGACTACGATCACCCGGTCTGGATGCGATTCATCCATACCGGATCGCACACTGTCAGTCACGCTGTGCCGCTCGCTTACAACCCGCTCGTTGCTTACATGTACGACGCGGATCAGGGAAGCGCCCACAACTCCTCACTATCGCTGGAGCTCCTGCCTTTCCAGGACCACATCTCCAACATGCTCACCCAGTACATACTGACGGTGAAGCAGAACCTGGAGCGCATTGTGTTTTGGAATGCGGACGTGGTTGACCAGAAGTACATCGACCTCATCAACAACCTTGGTGAGAAGAAGTACCGTGGAGTCACATTCATTCCGTACTCGAAGCGCGAACTTTCGTGGCAGCAGCAGTCTGAGCGCGAGGCGTTTACCCCGGTTGGCCTTCCGCAGGGAAGTTCGATGGAGATCGCCTCTGGCATCAACCAGCTGCTTCAGATGATGGAGCGTGTGCTTGGCTACTCCCCGCAGGAGGTTGGCTTCCCGGCGTCTCACGAGCAGACGGCCGAGGAGGTGCGCATTGTGGCGAGCAACACCAGTAACCGACTGGAGCTCACTGGCAGCTTTATTGACGGAGCTATGAAGGCTCGCAAGAAGCTGCTCTACGAGGCGTTCCTAGCCTACTCCGACGACGAGGTTCTGGCTGATGTCGCTGAGGTCGATGACACCAAGAGGAAGTCTCTCGAAGAGATGGGATTCAAGGTGGACGAGCCAGAGTCTCGCAATGCCAAGGCTGGTATTCGCGGCAGCAAGGATGCCCTGCGCGTGGATGGCTTCTCTAGTGATCGCGATGGCGCTGATCGTATTGTGGACTCGAAGATTGCGGCGACGATGATCCAGACGTTCCAGTCGATCTTCTCAAACCCGACGCTTTCCCAAGCCGCCGGTCTTGAACAGCTGATTGACCTATTCAATCAGATCCTCGTCTATAGTGGCGCGCCAAAGGACTTCCGTCTGCGCATCCAGCCACCTCAGCAGCCCCCTCAGTCACCTGAGGAGATGCAGAAGGCGCAGGAGGAACAGGCCGCCCAGGTGCAGCAGCAGTTGGCTCAAATGGCTGCCCAGGTCGTAGACGGCAAGATGATGCAGCTGGGAGAAGAGCTTCGCGCCAACCTTGTCGAGCCGATGCAAGTTCAGGCGCAGCAGACAACCGCCGCGCTGGAGGAACTGGCCGGTCGCCAGGACCAGCAAGCGCAAGCCGTCATGCGGCTCTTTCAGATCATCGGAGAAGCACAACAACTGAATGCTGTCAGTCCAGACCAAGTTCCTATCGGAGGCGGAATCCCTGCAGATCAGCAAATGGCTGCTGCAACCGGAAGCCTCCCTCCTCAAGCGATGCCTGTTGGCTGAGATCGCAGCCCTACAGGCCGAGGCCGCAAACGTAGTAGTTCGCAACCCTGAGTCGCTGTCCTCCCAAGCGGGGCTGGACAACCGCGCAGCAACGGCGCTGACACAGGCATCCCGTTTTCAGACGTGCCTAAACGTCTTGAATGACGCGCTGTCGGAGAAGCTCAAGCTCCGAACGGCCGAAGTACAAATCACGGATCAACATGACCATTGAAGAACAGCAGAATACCGATGCTCTAGCCGCCGCTGAACAGGCGCAGCAGACGCAGCCAAGCCCCGAGCAAAAGGGCGACAATACCGCAGCAATGGACGAGGCCGCGAAAGAGGCAAGTCTAATGCTTCTTGACCGGCTACTCGGCGAGGAGAAGCAGGTCGATGAGCAGAATGAGGATTCCAAGCAGCCAGAGGCTCAGAAGACTGAAGAGAAGCCAAAGCCGTCCAAGAAGGCGGAGAAGAAGGCTGAGGCTCCCAAAGAAGAGCTAAAGGCCGAGGATGCCGATGAGGAGGTTGAAGAAGAGAAGCCAGAGCCCAAACCGCGACGCTCGCGTCTGACCGCAGAAAAGGTGGCCGAGACCGCGAGCAGGGCTGCTGCAGAAGCTGCAGCCGAAACCTACCGCCGCATTGAGCAAGAGAAGGCTGCTGCTGCCGACAGGGCTGCTCAAGAAGCTGCCCGTGCTTCACAAGTTGATATCCCGGAGGACGCCCAGGAGGAAGTCGAGCGACTCCGCGAAGTGCAGCGTCTGCACCCGCAAGAGTACCGTGGCCGCGATCTCGTGCGCGAGTTCCTCGATGGCACCAAGAAAGAGCGCGAGTATGAGCGGAAATGGCGCAAGGAAAACCCTGGCGTGGACTTCTCGTGGGACGATGACGACCACCGCGCATTCATCGATGAGAACTCCATCGAGGTGGATGATCGCCATCTAAAAGAGGCTGATCGATCCATCCTCAAAGAACAGGCTATCCGAGAGGCTGAAGAGCGTATCGCCAAGAGATATGGCGGCGAGATCGAGGAGGTGCGCCGCGCAAAGGCGGAAGCTCAGTTGGCACCAATCCGTCAGCAGGTGGATACAATGGCTTCCAAGAGCCTCCTTGAAGCTGTGCGTCCTGATCTTGTAGAGACGTTTGACACCGATCGATCCAAGGCTGTTGAGGACATCAAGAACGACCCAATCGCAATGGAGGCTGTAAGCACCGTGGAGCAGTGGAGTATCCCGGCCCTCGATGCTGCGGTGCGTGTGATCAACAATCCGAATGGATACAGCGAGAAGAGTCGCGAGGTGCAAACCCTCGTGAGTGCCGCATTGCACGTTGAGAAGGTGATTGCATCCGTGCCGCGCGAAGAGCGTCCAGTAACCGAGGACGGTCGCAGATTCTCAACCATGCGTGATTACGCCAATATGCCGGTGTCTCAGAGGTCTAAGTATTACACCGTGCAGGACGAGTCTCTCGTTCCCCAGCTGATCATAAAGACGGCCCAATACGAAGCGTTTAAAATCAAATCTGACATCGAAAAAAAGGCTGAAGCGTACGCAAAACGCATGGGCTTCACGAAGTCTGAGAGCAATTCCTCACAAAAACAAACACCAAAACCTGCGACTACGCAGTCCGCACCGTCGGTCAAGGCGCAGCCTACTGGGCGCAAAGACGAGAAGGCCGAAGAGACATCAATCAATGGTGTTCCAAGGGGTTTCTGGGAATCTATTGGCATCCCGGTGTAATAAGAACTTGTGGTGTTTTACAACAGCCGCGTCTCACAAACGCGGCTTTTTTATTTGGCCAATGCGGTCCAGTGATCGTTCTGAAGATCAAAACACCGCATAGCATTCACAAACAAAGACGCGGCATGGAATGATGGTTGGCGAAAGGACATAAATTATGCCCAGTCAAATTGATACGACCAACCTGTTCAACCGCTGTGCCCCGGCGGTGAGCACCAACATCGAGACCTGTGGTGCCGTTACCGCGTGTACGGCTAAGCAGGTTACCTCCGCTGACCTCGCCACGATCTACGGATCGAGCGACAGCACCTACCGCATCCTCGGAAACCTCGTCTCTGCCGATTTTCTCGGCAAGGCCGTGGGCGTCCGGCAAAACGGCCTGTATGACTTCCTTCAGGCCAACAAGCGCATCATGGGCGGCAAGCGCCTGAGCGTCCAGCAGGTCAATGGCGGCCTGTGGGAGATCAGCCCGTTCATCAAGATGGGCCGCAAGCGTCAGCTGAACACCGAGTACTGGACCGTCCGTGTCGTGAACGCGACCGGAGCGACCCCGTCTCAGGTCAACGACATCGAAGTGAAGATCTACACCCAGGGCACTGCCCCGGCTGATCCTCGCTGGTTCCCGCCCGGTCTGCGCGTGTTCGTGAACGGCACCAACGCCGGTTCCGGTAGCCCGGCCACTGGCGACACCACCTACCGCTTGGCGTTCGTCGTCAAGACTGTCAGCAGCACCGGCTCTGACGGCAACGGCTCGTTCCTGAGCGCCACGTTGACCCCGCAGAATACCGCCTCGGTGTTCTACGGCAACGCGACCGCTGCTATCGCTAACAAGGCCAAGATCCCCGCCAACCTCGCGGCTGGTGCGGTTCTCGGTCTGTTGCTGCGCGGCACGCCGAACGTCTCCGACTACGAGTCGTTCTGCTCCGAGATCCCCGGCCTCAACAACAACCAGTTGCTGCCGTTCTGGATCGAGACCACCCGCTACTCGATCTGCGAAGACGAGCTCACCCAGAAGTACCTTTCGGCTCTTCGGGACTCGAACCCGTTCTTCAAGGAGTTTGGCGATGTTCCTCAGGTCGAGCTCAACCGTCAGATCATCGAGGACTTCCAGCGCCGTCACGCCAACGCCTTCTTCTTCAACAAGGCGCTGCCGAACCAGACCATGGCGTCGTACGATCAGTTGGCTCAGATCGTCGTCCCGAGCTCGTCCAACATCAGTTCCTCGATCGAGGGCAAGTGCATTGGTCGCAAGGCCAACGCCACTGGCATCTACGAGCAGCTTGGCGAGTGCGGCCGTGTGGTCGACCTCCAGGCTGAGACCCTCAACCTGCACAAGCTGTTCAACAGCCTCTACCGTCTGCAGCGCGAGCGCGAAGCGGCTGGTACCAAGGCGGACATCATCGAGCTCTTCACCGACTCGTTCTACGCCAACCAGTTCATCATCGGCATGGTCAACTACTTCAAGACGAAGTACGGCTCGGACGTGTTCCGGCTGACCATGCAGCTGAACCAGGGCGGGGAGCAGGGGCCGTTCGGCTTCCGCTTCTACAAGTTCACCCTCGACTACCCGCAGGTCGAGCTCCGCATCGTCACCCACCGCATGTTCGACGACATGCTTGCCGCTCACAAGGCGGCTGGGTTCGAGTCCTCGGGCCGCATGCTCTGGGCCATCGACTGGCAGAACGTCTACCAGGGCATCATCGACTCCAACACCGTCACCAACAAGACGGGCGATCTGAAGCAGCTTGCCGCTGTGGACGACACCTACTCCTGCGTGATGCGTGTCCCGAGCAAGACCACCAAGCTGACCAGCACCACCTATACGGCGGTTCTGGAGGCCGAGACCACTAGCTTCGTGCTGGAAAACCTGGGTTCCGCTGCCCCGGATGGCACCGGCTCGAACGACGGTTCCTACTACGTCTGATCTGTGATGAGCAGAGGGCGGTTGGGCTTCGGCTCAGCCGCCCTTTTTCTTTGAAGACTTTGGGTTGCGATCAATCTGGCACGAACCAAAAATCCACGTATGCGGTACTTTGGAAAATCGGTCGTCTACAACACCATCCAGGTCGCTGGTAAGACCGTCCCGTTTATCGAGATTGAGGCTGGTCAGGGAATTATTGCCACGGAGGACGCGGCCGTCATTGAGGCTCTTGAAACCCGCATTCGCGAGCGCCGTGGCGGCATCTGGGAAATGACCCAGCTGGAGTACGACGAGCTCTTAAAAAAAAACAACGCGCCGAGCTCGACGCTGCAATCGCAGCAGCGGCTTCAGTCAGTGATTCGGGGAGGAATCTCTCTGGCGGAGGCGCAGCGAGCAGCCCCCCGCCAAGACGCTCCTGCTGTTCCGGTCGCCGCTGAGGTGGCGAAGCAGGTGTCAGTGGATCCGGTGGTTAAATCCACAGAGTCGGTTTCTACGAGCGATTCTAATGTGGCTCGTCCATCTGTAGGTAAAGTAAAACGCTGACCTCCATGAACACCGACACACTAGCACCAGAACTCGTGGCCACTAAGTCAGGGGCGCTGTCCCTTGGAAGCATGCTTGCAGTCGCCGTGTCACACTTTTTCAACCTTCCAACTTGGATGCAGGTTACAGCGGCAATAGCTGCCACGTTGGCAAGCGTATACGCGATTCGCTTGAGCCGACTGAACATTCAGAAAACCAAAGCCGAGCTACAAATACTGAGGGCTAAAGCTGCCCAGCTTGGCATCACGATCGATGACTAATGAAATCACTCCTACTCCTTGCGCTCGTTCTACTCACTGGCTGCGGAGCACTCGTTCCGTCCACTTCTCGACGGACCACCACGACTGCTGAAGCCTCGGCCTCCTCGGTCAAGTCCAGCGAGCAGTTCTCAAAGATCGTCACCGGACAACAGAAGGCTCCGATGGCGCAGCTTCATGTCGGTGGCCTTGGCAACAAAGTGGAACTGAAGATTCCTCAGATAGATCCTGTTCAACCGCAGAAGATCGAGGTTCAAGAGGTTGGTGTTCCCACCGTGAAGCAGGAGCGTGCTCAGCATGATGAGCAGTATCGCGAGGAGGTAAGGTATGCTGCTAACGTGGACGCGTCAGACTCAGAAAAGGCTGCCACCAACGAAAAAAAAGAGATCAGCATTCCACTTGGAGTCAGCGTTGGTTTGCTTGGAGTTGGCGTGCTCATCGCCCTGTTCGCATTCAACCGCGTGCGCCAGTCAAGCCTAGCGGTGAACGCAGCGTACCAGACATTTGACGGCATCCTTGCCAATCAGATCCGCTCCGTCCGTGAGCGAGCAATTCTTGCCACCGACAGTTCAACCATAAGCATGCTGAACTCCCAGATCGCGGATCTGGAGTCGCAGCGTGGAAGGCTTGCACGATGACATTCGCCCAATATTACACCCAGATCAGCGCAGCCGTGTTCCCAGAGGGCGAGGCAGAAAACCTCGTCAGCGTCCACAAGCTCGCTGTCAAAGATGCGATCATCGATCTTCAGACCAAGATCCCGTGTTTGCGCACTGAGAACGCTGACTACATCGGCCAGGCGTCAACCATCTTCCACTGCGGATCGAACACATTTGATTCAGTGGATGGAAACATCGAACGCGTGTATACGTCACTGCTCGATGGAGCGTGCTCAGAGATCGAGTATCAGTACATCGACCAGAATCGCATGAACGACATGATTCATGCGTATCGGTGCTGCCTGAAGGATGACGCGTACGGAATGCATCCCATTGCCCCAAACGGTGCTGTTGGAGCGCCAGTCTACATTACAAGCAGCCCTTCGACCGACAAAGGTTATCGTGCCGGTAAGGCACAGGCTTACTGGTCGATGAACCGTGGCACTATTTACGTGTTCCCTTCGATCGAAAGCTACGAGCAGATCGTCGTTGAGTGGAACGGAATCCGCCGCACATTCGATGACACAACCATAATACCGTCGACATTCGAGGACCGTGATGTTGTGAACGCTGTTGAGCTCTACCTTGAATCGCAGGTGGCTCGTCGAGAGACGAAGGACATGGGAACGTATCAGACATCGTCAAAGGCTTATTCTGATGCGGTTGCTCAGTTGATCTGGGAATGCCGTCGAAAACAGCAGTTCTTCCGCGATCCCAGGCTGACTCCTCCAGAAGCATGCTGACAGTCAACGTCCGGCCTCCGCTGAACAATCGATCACTCCTGTTCGGCAGACCGCTCCGATTCTACTCCTGCACCGCAAACGAGGCCACCGGCTACGGTCGTCTCGGCGTTGCGTGCATGGAGGCTCTTAACATGGTCAGGGTGTCGGCCATCGACTACCCAGACTTCGTTCTAACGAACCCGATGTGGCCACAGGAGTCTCCGATCAGGTTTACGATGTGGGAGCCGGACGCTCTTCCAGATTCGGCGATGGGGTTCAAGAACGCCGCGTCACTGATTGTTCCGTGCTCGATGAACGTCAAGCTGTTCAGGAACTCTGGTTATCGTGGGCCGATTCACCTCATCAACCTGTGGGGGGAAGCGCCGTGGTCGCCTCTTCCAAACGACAGTATCCTCAAGTTCATTTCCGTAGGACGCGACAACGGAATCAATTCCAGGAAGGGGTTCGGCGAACTAATGGAGTGGTTCACACTTGCGTTCCCAACCGAAAGTGACGTGCGGCTCACGATCAAGAGCAACCCGGAATGTGACCGTCGCGAGGTAAAAGATGACCGCATCGAGATCCTCTACGAGGACTACAGCAAGGAACGGTACGAGCAGATGCTTTCAGAGCATCACTGCGGCGTGTTCCTGTCTGGCTTGGAGGGGTGGAACTTCCCGGCTGCAGAGCTCATGGCGGCTGGTCGACCAAACATCATTATCCCATGGGGTGGACCGGCCGACTTCACGAGCAAGGAGGACTCATGGCATCTCGACTACACGCTTGTTCAGGCACCAAAAGAACACCCGTATTTTGGCGTAGGCCGTGGCGCGAAACCAATCAAAGACAGCGTGATAGCGGCGATGCGTGAAGCCTACCGCAACAGAGATCTTCTTCGGAAAAAGGCGTCCGCCTCGTACCAGACGTCTCTGAGATTCACCAAGCAGAAGTTCAAGGAGCGACTCAGGGTTGTCGCACTGGACGTCCTCAGTAATGTCTAAGCCATGGCATCCAACGCCAAGGCAACCCTGATCAAGCGGTTGGCATCCACCCCAGGAAAGGGGCTTGGTGCCAATACTGGCTTGGGATCTGCCGACATCGTTGTTCCAGAGTTCCCAAGGCTGCCGCAGCGGCTGACAGAGCAATCGATCAGGGAGTTTTCAGATGCTGTAGATCGATGGCGATCCGGCCTCCAGGCGCAGTTCCCGGTCCCAACGACTCAGGTCGTCGAGCCTACCGACCCATCTTCGCAGATTTCCACCGCAGTCGACGCGGCTGTTGAGGCGATCAACAAACAGATCGAGTCACTAAACTCGTCAATCACGAACAAGGTTGCTGACCTCCAGAAGAAGATCGACGACATCGACACTGCTGGTGTCACGCAAACAGATGTTCAGGCTCTCATCAAGAATGCCAGATACGTTCACACCCAAGGCGTTCCTTCGGCCGCATGGATCATCAGGCACAACCTTGGGTGGTACCCATCGGTAACCCTGATCGACATGTCCCAGAACGTCTTCTATGGGAACGTGTCCTACATCGACACAAACACCTGCGAGGTGACTCTTGCTGGTGAAACTTCGGGCTACGCGTACATCAATTAGGAAAAGATATGAGGTTCTATTCTTCAATCGACATGGGGCTGCTGGAGATCATCCAGTTCCGCACCCAAAACTCCGCATCAGCCCCTTTCACGGCTGGTGCCGGAAACAAAGGTGCGTTCTGGATGGACACGGCCAACAACCTCCTGAATTGGAGTAATGGCACGTCGTGGAATACGATCTATCCGGCGTCCACCTCCGCGAGCAGCACGGTGGTCCTGCGTGACTCGGCCGGTAGCTTCAGCACGGCCGGAACAATCACCGCCCCCAACTTCGCGGGTCTCGCGTCTCAGGCTTCGCAGCTTGCCGCCTCGCAGAACTTCTCAATCACCGGCAAGGCGACAGCGGCTGCGGTAGCGTTCAACGGAACAGGTGCCGTCGTTCTGAACGTGACGACGCTGTCGATAGTGCCCAGCGAAATCACTCTGGCGAACAACCAGATCATCGTCGGCAACGGCAGTGGAGTTGGCGCAGCGGTTGCAAAGAACACGTTCCTCATCTCCGAGCTTGGTGCCCCGAATGCAGACGTTGCGTTTGGCGGCCAGAAGATCACGAACCTTGCGGATCCTGCTAACCCGCAAGACGCGGCCACAAAGAACTACGTCGACTCCACTGCTCAAGGGCTTGATCCAAAGGCGTCCTGCCGATCATCTACGACTGCGGACCTCGGCGGCACGTATTCGGCGGGTACTAAGACTATTACTGGCCCCAGTCAGCCGTTGGTGCTGGACGGCGTCACGATGGCCGTAAACGACCGAGTCCTGGTCAAGAGCCAGTCGGTCGCAAGCCAGAACGGTATCTATACCGTCACTGCCATTGGTAGTTATGGTTCGGCCTGGGTTCTCACCCGAGCCACCGACTTCAACACGAGCGCCAAGGCAAGCCCAGGATCGTTCACGTTCATCGAAGAGGGAACCGTCAATAAAGACACCGGGTGGGTGATGACCGCCGATGCTCCGGTGGCCCTCGACACTACCGCGCTAAACTGGGTGCAGTTCTCGGGCGCTGGTTCGTACACGGCTGGTCGCGGCATGGTGCTGAACGGTTCTCAGTTCCATTTTGCCCAGAACTCGGACTACACGCAGAACACTATTCCGTATGCCAACGGAACCACTTCCATAGGATTCATTGCTGCTGGTGCTGCGTATCAAGTGCTCCGAATCCCGGCCGGTGGAGGCACTCCTGCATTTGGGGCGATCGATGTCAGTGCAACAGCCGCAGTCGTTGGAACATTAGCTGCCGGTAACGGCGGCACTGGTCAGTCGTCTTACACAATCGGCGACATACTCTACGCTAGTGGAGCTAACGCGCTGTCTAAACTAGCTGGTGTTGCAGTTGGCAATGTCCTGATCTCTGGAGGCGTCGGCACAGCGCCAAGCTGGGACAAGGTCACGCTAACCAACCACGTCAGCGGTATTCTGCCTATTGGTAATGGCGGTACCGGCCTGTCATCCTGGACGACAAACGGGCTGTTCTATGGTGGCGCGAGCGCAATGGGCCAGACTGCTGCGCCGACATCAGGGCAGATCGTTCTTGGTAGCGCGGGTGGTGTTCCAACATTCGTCACGATGTCGGGTGATGCCACCATCGCTGCTGCCGGTGGCCTTACCATCGCGGCCAACGCGGTCACCTACTCGAAGTTCCAACAGATCGCAGGTCTGTCGGTGTTCGGCAACTCGACGGGATCAGCTGCTAATGGGGGTGCAATCACAGGCGCGGCTAATCAGGTGCTTCGGGTTGACTCCAACGGAACAGCCCTTGGTTTCGGTGCCGTCAATCTGGCGAACGGTTCGGCCGTCACAGGAGTCCTTGCTGCTGGTAACGGCGGCACCGGCACTGCCTACGCCCAGTTCACGACCGGCGGATCAACGCTACGAACCTACTCGCTGACGGACAGAAACGCCCAGCTTGCGGCAATGGTGTCCGGCGGAATCACTGGTGACGGCTCTACCACCGTATTCAACGCCGTTCACAATCTGAACACAAAGAACGTCGTCGTGGACATCTACGATTCGTCGGACAATCAGATCTTCGTGAACACGCAGACGTTCGATTCTAACACCGTCAAGTTCACGTTCGCTGTTGCACCAGCCAATGCTGCCGCGTATCGCTGGGTTGTTGTCGGCTACTAATACCCCATCAGCATGAAGTTTGAGAGCCAACTGCAGATCGTCACCGCAGCGGGTGTACCCCCGTTCACGGTCAACCAGACCGCAGCCGTCATAAACCTCAACGCTGACCTTTTAGACGGTCAGCACGGGGCCTACTACCTCGACTGCGCCAACTTCACCGGGACTCTCGCTGCTGGGCGTCTTTCTGGGAGTTACCCCATTTCAGTCACTGGGTATTCGTACGCTGTTTTCGTGGCCGACACGCGCGATGATGCGACAACCCCTCAGACCATCAACAGGGGTGTCGTCTTCGACTTCAAGGCGAACTCGTCGAACGGACTAAACGACGGCGGAAACTACTTCGGACTGTTGACGTTCCGCCAGTACGGTAGCGGCACTGACTGGACCGGCGGGTCGTCTCACCAGCTTGGGTTCACGGACAACGGGAACGTGTGGCAGCGCAGCGGTAGCAACACGACCTGGGGCGCGTGGAAAAAGCTGCTCGACTCGTCCAACTACGGAGGATACTCGACGTTCACTGGAACGGTTACCGGGACCAATTTTTCTGGTCCAGGAACAGGGCTTACCGGAACCGCTGCTGCGTTGAACATTGGCGGAACCGCTGCGATCGCAACAAACATTGCTGATGGTGCCGTATCGACCTCGGCGAAGATCGCCGCCTCTGTAGTCACCTACGCCAAGATTCAGAACGTCGCGGTGTCCAGCGTGCTCGGCAACAGCAGCGCCTCGGTGGCACAGGCACCGCAGGAACTTTCGATGGCCACCCTAGCAGGAATGCTCAGTGGTCAGACGATGAGCATCGTCGGATCTTCGACCTCCTGCACAGGCAATGCCGCGACAGCCACTAATGTGGCGTGGTCTGGAATAACAAGCAAACCGACAACTCTGGCGGGGTTTGGAATAACTGACGCATTAGACACTTCGGCAACTGCGCAGACCAAGTCAGGTAACCTTACTGTAAACTCTGCACTTACATCTGGCGGAGCGTTTTACGCTGCCACTACCGTTCAGTACAGCAACCGTCAGCAAATATACACCGTATATTACGGTGGTGGACAGGATCTCAACTGGAAGAAGATAGCCGACATCACTATCGGAGTTGGGTTATACCGAGCAGTCACTTTTCGTGTAGATGTAGTAGACAACCAAGGCAATTTCGGGTGGAACTCTGACTGTTACCCGATGACGTTTTTTGCCTCATGCCGCAGAAGCGGCGGTGTGCAGGACTCGTACAACGACGCCTGGGTTACTGGACCAGTTTCGGATTATGTGCGCGTCGTAAAAACGGCACTTGGAGTGTACGAGTTGCAGATCCGTCAGTTGGCTGATTGGCAGACGTATGTTTACACAGCAGAGGCAACTATAAACTCTGGAACAGTAGTTACTTACGTTTCAGGCACACCTCCAAATGGGTCAACCACCGGCACGGTATATGCGCCAACTATTGATTGGACGCAAAAACTTGCAAAGCTGGTTGTTGCTGGTTCAGCCACATTTGCGAGTCAAATCACGAGCAGCGTAGCAACTGGAACAGCGCCGTTCTCGGTTGCTTCAACAACAGCAGTAACAAACCTGAACTCTGACCTGCTGGATGGTCAACATGGCGCGTACTATGAAAACAGAGACACTACAGCGGTCGGATTCTCTGGTGGAACACTGACGCTGACTCGCGCTACAGGCAATCTGACGGTCAGCCTCGATGGTCGCTACCTAACCGGAAACCAGAGCATCACGCTGTCTGGGGATGTTACGGGCACAGGGACAACGGCTATTACGACTACAATCCCAAACAGCACAATTACAAATGCGAAGCTGAACACGATGGGCGCAGGTACCATCAAGGGTAACAATGGTGCTGTTGCAAATAGCCCGTCCGACCTCACGGCTGCTCAGGTGGCCACGATGCTGAGTGGTCAGACGATGAACATATCCGGTTCATCAACATCTTGCACAGGAAACGCTGCATCTGCTTCGTCAGTTCCGTGGTCTGGTATTACTAGCAAACCGACCACGCTGAGTGGTTACGGAATCACTGATGCATTGCCGCTGAGTGGTGGGACGCTTACAGGAACGCTGTACTTCACGGATTCCACCAACGGAATATACAAGGGTGGCGGCCGTCTCAGCATAAGATCCGAGTCCACAGATGACGTCGCAAACTTCGCGTCATACGGACTCTACCTCCCGAAGACTGGTCAGACAGCGGGTCTATACGTTGAAAGTCCTATCGAGGCTCGCGGCGGCCTTCGCATCGGAATTAGTGCTGGAAGTGGCACAATCACGGTGGGCGCTGACACTGCAGCAACGGCAAACAGGCTTGCGCAGCGTGACGCCTCAGGCGGAATCAATGCGGTCAGCTTCAGCGGTGCTGGAACTGGCCTCACTGGAACCGCGAGCAGCCTCACTGCTGGTGCGGTCCCTTGGTCAGGCGTGACCGGAAAGCCGACGACGTTGTCCGGCTACGGCATCACCGATGCGATGTATCAGGTGGACCCAAATGGGTTCACGCAGGGCGACATCTACGGATCTGGAAACATGCAGCGCCTGTGGGGCACTGACTCTGTTCAGAACCTCATAGCTTTCCGTCCTCCAACAACTGTCGAGTACACTGTCGATGGAGTAAATTGGGTCGCAACCACGATTAGCAGCGACGTTTTCGATGGGAAGGTGTTTGGTAAGTGGGGCGGGTTCAACATGAACGTCGGGTCCAACATCGGAGCTTGGACCAAGGTTCGGATGACGTGGGTCAACTTCGGATACCACTTCTTCTCCCACTTCACACTGTGCCACTCGACCAACGGTCACTCGATGAACTTCGTGTTCTACAAGAGCGACCTGAATGGTGTGTTTGGTGCTGAATCGTACAGGGTAAACGGAATCAGTTCATGGCCTGGGTACACGTTCACGTCGCACGTCAACGTCAGCGGATGGTGGGACACTCGCGACGTTCGGATGGTGTTCGAGTTGATCGGAAACAACGGCCCGTCCGGTTACCCGAACAACGCGATCTCTGTCGGACACATCGGAATCATGGGCGGGTACTCCTCGTTCAACCGAGTGTATGACTGGGATGGAAGTCGGAACATCACGCTGTACGGAAATCTAACGCTGCCAGGAAACGTCAGCGCAACCGGAACTGTGTCTGGGTCTAGCTTCACCGGTGCAGGGACAGGGCTTACCGGAACCGCAAACAGTCTGAACGTCGGCGGCAGTGCGGCAAGGTGGGCTACTGGTAGGACGATCGCGCTTACGGGAGATGTCACGGCAACAAGTGGCACTTTTGACGGCACTGCCAATCTTTCGTTTGCGGCGACGATCGCAAACTCAGCGGTTACCTACGCGAAGATTCAGAACGTGGCAGTATCGAGCGTTCTTGGAAACAGCAGCGCCTCAGTAGCTCAAGCCCCTGCTGCCCTGTCGATGGCGACACTTGCGGGAATGCTGTCGGGCCAGACGATGAACATCGTCGGAAGCTCAACAAGCTGCACCGGAAATGCTGCGACTGCCACCAACGTGGCGTGGTCTGGGATTACAAGTAAGCCAACAACGCTTGGAGGATTTGGAATCACAGATGCCTTTTCAAGCTCTGGAGGCACTCTCACCGGAGGTCTCTCTGGAACAAGCGGCTATTTTAGCGGCGATGTTACGTGGAGTGGCTCCAACTCGGGAAACCCACGCGCTGTCCGCATCGGCTACTCTGGCGGAAACTACGGCGGCATCAGCTACGGCATCAACTACACCGCGACTGCCGGTTCTCATACCTACGCCATTGCTGATGCTGTCACACGCATCGACCTCGCGGATGGCATCCAGGTTTACAGCGCGGCAACTGGAACCGTTGGCGCTGCGGTGTCTTGGACCACACTGCTGACCGCATATCGCGGAAACGCTTCGCTTCAGTGGAAGGGTGCAAACGTCCTGGATGCCAACAACTACACCAACTACACATTGCCAAGAGGTGGATCGTGGTACGGAGCAAGCCTACCTGGATCGAGATGGGGTGGGTTCAGTGCTAATGGCGGCGAAGTTGTGTTTGGGCAGGACTTGCCGAACACGGGGCAGATGGGCGTCCTTATAGACGGCTGCTACATCGCTGGTGAGAACAACGGGTTCTGGTCTCTAGCGAACAGCAACGACTGGACTACGCGCCGTGGAATGTACTTCGACGGAACGTACCTGAGGTTCGACTACAATTCGGCGACTGCGTACTTCTCAAACGCTTCGATCAACGGAAATCAAGTTCTCCACGCGAGCAACTACAGCAGCTACGCGGTGGACAACACCAAGCGTGTGAAGCAGTTCTTCTGGGACACGCTCTCAGCATCAACCACTCAGGCGCGTCGCTTCGAGATCGCTCGTATTGCGATCGACATCGTAAACTGGAACCAGGTTGGCACGTTTGAAATTGAACTGTGTGAGCAGTATTGGAGCAAAGGACTCAAGAAGAAGTACATTGTCTCATACGGGTATTCAGGAACTCGGCCGCTTCTAAAGCTGGTCGAGATGAGCGGTGCTGGGGAAAACAACTTTCAGGTGGTGCTTGGATCAGAGCAGTTTGTCAGTGGTAATCATTACTACCTGCCGATCTACGTCGATGTTAGGTACTACGCATATGTTGACGTGCGCGTCACAACATCGCGCCTGATTACGTTCAACAGCAATCCTCCTGTTGGGTACACGTACATCAACACAGCGCCGACGCCAACGAACATCACCGACTTCAGCGCGGACAGCACGGTGGACATCTCCAACGCTGCGACCGCATGGCTGGTCGGAGGAAATACGATCCTCACATCTGCAACAACTAGCGCACCAAACCTAAGTATTGGAGGAAATGCTGCTGGTCTCAATAACGGATCAAGGCAGCTATCTGCAGGTTCCGCAAACTGGATTGCATGGAAATCTACAAGCGCCGACAGCGGTGCGTCCGCAATAGCTTTGTATGGATCTACAGGCTCGTGGTTCGGAATGCTATACGGAGATTCCGGTGGAACCGGATTCCTTAACACATCCAATGGCTGGGATCTCAGAAAATCGATCAACGGAGAATTGTACGCTACTGTTTCTGGTACTGCTCAAACAGTAATTCACTCTGGTAACTACACGTCCTACCTCAACAATACATACCTACGCGCCGCTGGTCATCCTGGGTACGGAAACTGGGACACGTTTGGCAATACCGCTCAGACGGTACACCAGATGTACCAGGAAAACTTCAATCTCCCGACCAGCACCGGAAGCTCAAACTTCCCGACTAATGCCTCGTACAAGTACGGAACACTGATCAACTTCGGAACAGGATCGGACGCAAGAGCTCAGGTCTACATCAGCCACGCTGGAAACGATCTTGTGTTCCGTGGCGGATGGACATCTTCAAGTTGGCAGACATGGAACAGGTGCGTCACAGACATTAATTTCCCGTCTTTCGGAACTCATCAGGCAAGCATTGGCAACTCGTTGCCAACCACGGTGTTCATGTCGACCGACGCGAACATCAGGCAAGCACCTTTCGCAACGGCCAAGGCTCATCTTGGAATCACGTCCAAGTGGGCAAACTCAAGGCCCAACCTTACCAGTGACAGCAATTACTGGACTGGCGTCATGGGTTGGGGAACCACCGACTGGAACTCAATATTCGACTGGGGCAGCGGATTCACTGACTCGTGGAGCAGCCCAGCAAACAACCCAGGAGACTCATCACACCATACTGGAATACAGGCTGTTCATTACACGAACGGGTCTTCTCGTTACGGTTGGCAGATTGTCGGAGGCGCAGGAAACAACCGTTTGTGGCTGAGAAGCGTTTGGGGTGGTTCATTTACTTCATGGTATGAACTCCTGCACGGAGGAAACTACAATAACTACGCCCCAACATTAACAGGCACTGGCGCGTCTGGAACGTGGGGCATCAGCATCACTGGCAACGCGGCTACTGCCACGAACGGGTTTACAGTAAAGCCTGGATGGGCTGGGAATCAGAACCTGATTCTTGAAATATCAAACTTCAATAACTCGCTGCCATCCGGGTTTTACCAAGGGTATCAAGCAACCAACTCTCCGACCGCAACGTGGTACAACCTGATCAACGTCAGGCACAGCAACACTGGAAATGACCACGGCTTCCAGTTGGCGATGAGCTACTACGACGAGGTGCTGTGGTCTAGGACGTATTCAGGAGGAACCGGCGCTAACAACGGCACGTTTACCGCGTGGAGGGCGCACCTACACAGCGGGAACTACAACAGCTACGCGCCAACTCTGACTGGTGGTGGAGCTTCAGGATCTTGGGGCATCAACATCACTGGTAGCTCAGCCTCGTGTACTGGAAACGCCGCAACATGCACAACGGCGAGCGGAATCGCTGACGGCGCTGTCTCCACCACGGCCAAACTGGCCAATAGCGTCGTTACATACGCCAAGATCCAGAACGTAACGGCGTACACGGTACTCGGCAACAGCAGCCCGTCTGCGGCACAGGCCCCGGTCGAGATCAACATGGCATCACTGGCGAGCATGTTGAGCGGCAACACGATGAACATCTCGGGTAGCTCAACCAGCTGCTCTGGAAACGCGGCTACGGCAAGTGCTGTCGCTGCAAGCGGAATCACTGGCCAGACTGGAATGTGGACATCGGCTGCTCGTCCGGGTCCGTACCGTCTATACCGCCGAGATGCAAACGATGCGTACAGCGTCCAGAACTACTGGACCGGGACGTACTGGAGACTAGATGGATACTACAGCAACGATACTGTCCACGCTGGTTGCAGCGTATCTTATGCGGACTCGGCTGGTAGCGCATCGTCCGCGTCTAGCGCCACAAACTCAACTCAACTGAACGGCCAGGCAGCGTCCTACTACGAGAACCGGGACACCACTGCAGTCGGAATATCGGCAGGAACGCTCACGTTGACCCGTGCCGCAGGAAACCTGACTACCACGATCGGTGGGCGAGTTGTGGCGTGGTGTGAGTTCAATGGCAATTTTGCGAGCTCTCAGAGCCCAAATGCATCGTTCAACGTAAGCAGCATTACAAAAAACGCCACCGGAGACTACACTGTTAATTTTTCCAGCGCACTGGCAAATACCAACTACGTTGTTTCTGGGTACGCACAACTTGACACGACAAACAACTCATCGAATTACAACCTGTATATTGGAATACCGCGTCGTTCGGGAGCTAAGGCAACCGGAAGTTGCCGCATTGCATGTGAATATCCAGGAAACGCAACTCTATACGACAGCGTATCAATCGGAGTTGCATTTATAGCAGCATAATGAAAGTAATCATATACACTAACGACGACGGGTGGGTGAGCGTGGCAACCCCATGCTATCCTGCCGACATCACGGCAGAGCAAGAACTGCAGATCGCCGCCTGGGTTCAGAAAAATGACGTGCCGCAGCTGCCAGACGGATCGGTGCGGCAGTCATTCATAGTGGACTCCTCAAGCCTGAATGGAATGAACCTCTTCTTTGAGGCGTGGCGACTGACTCCAGGTGGTGCAGTAACATGGAGCAAGTCGGCCGCAGACGATCTCAAGCGCAAGCATTTCCGAACCATTAGAAAACCCCTCCTGGAAAAGCTCGACGTGGAGTTCATGCGGAGTTTGGAGGAGGGGAATGCCGCACAGGTTGCGGAGATCACCGCCAAGAAAAAACTTCTCCGCGACGTTACGTTGATTGACATGTCGGCGTACGATACACCGGAGACACTTAACGCCTTCACACCAGAAGTGCTCAAAGAAAACTGATATGCAACCCAACTACCGAATGATCCAACCGGCTCCCGTGTTGGAGAAAACCGCCAACGCCATCGCCATCCCGTACGTGAACGTGCAGCTGTTCCAGTCTTGCTCGGCACAGTACGAGGTGCGCCAGATTACCGACATCCCGCCGTTGCCGGATGGTCAGGTGCTTCCCCCGATCATGGGGCCTGTCCTGATGACCGGAAACATCACGCTAACCGGAGCCGACTACACCTCATGGGGTGCGGACGACAACTACCTCTACGAGAAGGTGGCCGAGAAGCTCGGGCTGACGCTGATCCCGATTCCGACGAACTGATTCTTGACACCCGCATCGGGTGGATTACACCTACGTGCGCATGTCTGACATCAATCCGAACGCTGAAATCGTCCAAAAGATCACTGGTGAGCGAGAGCTCGTGCTGCAGAACATTCAGCAGCTGGAGCAGAACATCAATGTTCTTACCCAGCAGTTGAATCAGGCGCAGCAGAACCTGATCGCGTCTAAGGGCGCTGTGATGGGTTACGAGCGCCTTCTCAACACCTTCGCAGCCCCCGCACCTGCCGAGGCTTCTGCGCCCATCCCGGTCGAAGCCAATAACTAACGGGTAAGCACCCCGAACAACCATGGCCCATCCTCGAAAGGGGGTGGGCCTTTTTCTTTGGCGACTCCAGCTTGCTGACCGGGTGTTGGCGCAGTAACACCGTGAGCATGAGTTCGCCGATTACAGGCAGCAGCTGGACCATTGCAACTCCAGGAGAGAGTTTCTGCGCTCGCATCACGAATCTGCTTTCGCTTTCGAGCAAGATGAAGCTGTGGTTTGACTGGGCCTTCGACTCTAGCGGTAACGCCACCGATGACTTCAAGTCGATGTTCCTTCTGCCGCCTGGAGTCATCATGCCGTACTACTCGAACGGCTCTGAGGAGGCAATTAAAGCGTCCGTGATGACGCTGAACGGAGGAACCAGCGCGAGCCCATTCTGGCGTCTATGTGACGGCACTGGTGGCACTCCAGATCTGCGTGGACGCGCCATCATTGGAGCCGGTCAGGGGTCTGGTCTTACTCAGCGAGCATTCAACAGCGTTGGCGGCGCTGAGAGCGTTACGATTAACAGCAACGACATTCCTGCACACGGCCACATAATCGAAGGCCGATTGCGCTTTGCCACCGCAAAGAACGTGGACGGCGAGGACGATTTCGGCGCAGTTGCAAACCTTAATGGTTCAAGTCAACCGTACGAAGTGACGGAGTACTCAACTAGCTCAAGCGACAACAATTATCTTTACGCTAAGCCGCAAGCTGGGGGACAGGACACGCTGGAGTTCAGCACGATGTCTCCGTACACGGCTCTCTGGTACATCATGCGAACCACGCGCACAGAATGAAGCGTCTACCCGGCGTAAGAGAGACCAACCTTCCGCTCAATGCGGTATCGTTGGACCTAAGATCCCCCGCCGGTAAGACCAGCGAGGGCTACTTCCGACTCATTGCCAACGCAATCAGCGAGCGCGACGGCCGTCTGCGTCGTCTTGGCGGTTGGCGTGCCTTGTCGTTGACCGAGGCAACCGCTGAGCAGCTGACGTTTGCAATCGTTGGAGATTACGGGTGGGGCACTCAGCCGGAAACAGACGTGTCAGCGATGATCAAGTCGTGGAATCCAGCATTCATTGCAACTGTTGGAGATAACGTCTACGGACTTAGCCCATCGATGACGTTGGCACAGGCGAACCAGCGATTCGCTGAAACCAACACGCTGCAGTACGGAGACTTCATAGCTGCGCAGAAGTTTTTTCCGTCGATCGGAAACCATGATGTCGACTACGACCCAACCACGCCATCGTGGTACCGATCCAAGTTTCCGTACGCATTCCAGAGCGGAACAAAGAACTACTACCGAGCCCACTACAACGAAGGTGCGGTTGAGCTCTTTGTATTGAGCTCAGGAATGCGAACCGATGGGACTCACTTTGAGCCCGATGGCCATACAGTAGGGAGCATCCAGTACCTTTGGCTGCAACAGGCTCTCCAGAGCAGCACGGCGATGTTCAAGATCGTGCTGTTCCACCACCCGCCATTCAGCAGCGGAAGCAAGTACCATCCTGGCCTGACGCACATGCGATGGGACTTTGGAGCTATGGGCGCTGATGCTGTATTCAGCGGACACGAGCACAACTACCAGAGGTGGACCAACAAGGAGATTCCGTACGTCATTACTGGGCATGGAGGGGCTCCGCTGAACGGGTATGACAACCCAAATCCGAATCAGCTAAAATACGATGATCCACCGCGATTTGGCGCAATGCGTCTAACGACTCAGGGCTACCGTCTGAAGATCGAGGCGGTGATGTTGGACGGTGTTATCTTCGACACATTCTACATCACGAAGCGCAAGAACGAGGATCTTCACGACCAGCTGCTAACCAATGTCGTAAACAATAAGCTGCCTGTTGTTCTTCCTGCGTACCCAGTAATCGGGTGGGGATTTGACGGGTTTTCACCAGGCGCTGTGTCTGCTCAGACAGCGACTGTGCAGGTAACTGGACCTACAGTCGTTGCGTCAGAAGCAACGTACGGAGAAGTGCAGATGCCTACAATTTCTGCATACGCGCCAACCGCACGAATCTACGTGCCATACGTTCAGCGCAAGTGGCGCACATCTGTAAAGGTCACCTCTGCAATTACTCCTCCAACTCGTGGGTGGGTTGACCTTTCGTTCTACTCAGCAACAGCTGGTGGAAATGTGGTGTCCAGGTTTGAGACCGTTGAAGGGTCCAACCTTGCTGTGAACGACAACGTGTACGTCTACGGATGCGCACCAGACGACGCTGCTCAGTGGAACGACACGGGCGGTGCGAGCCTCGTAATTCTTTGGAGCTTCACCGCTCAGGACAACATTTTCATCACGCCGATTAACACGATGGTAACCTGCACATGAGCTCTCCTGAGTACATCACGTTCCTCGCCCACATGCGCGGCGAGTCTGGGGACACTAGGCTTCTGGCGGCTACTCGATCGCGCATCTTCTGCAACACCGGATTAGACGGAAACTGGAGGCTTCTTCTGGCCGGAACTGGAGGCGATATCCCCGTTGACGGAGTTCCAGAGATCCGATGGAAGCACGCCCAGATGGGGAACGTGGTCATCTTCACCAACGGCGTAGATCAGCCGTACTGGTGGAGCTTCGAGAAACCGGCAGGTGATAACGGAATGGCATGCGAGCTCATCGAAGATCTCGTGGCGCTCGACATCAACTCGGTGCAATGCGTTGGGGCGTGGCGTGGTTTTGTGTTCATTGGCAATGCTGTCGCCGAGGGAAGCATCTACCAGAACCGTGTTTACTGGAGCGACTTCAATGACCCGCTGTCCTTTACACCTCTGCCTGATTCTCTGGCTGGTTACATCGACCTTGGCTCTGACGAGCGTGTCTTGGCTATGGCTCCTCTGGGAGGCCAGTTTAGGGTCTACACGGACAAAGCGATCTACGATGTCAACCTCGTCGGAGGAGATGAGGTGTTCAACTTCAGAGAGGTCTACCGTGGACCACAGGTGCTGAGGTTTGCCAACTCGCTGGTAAACCTTGGAGACACACACATTTACGGAGGCGAGGATACACTATACGCCCTCGGCGAGTTTGATCGCAGCCCCCGCCTTGTAGACTGGATGTACCGCGCAAGCGGAGCGATCTACAACGGTGTAAGCGCAGACCTTCTGGGAGGCATTCCGTCCACGACGCTTTCCGCGTTCGGCCCCATCAACCGCTCCCACTGCCACCTGCTTACGGGTGGTTACGATGAGGCCCAGCGCATTCTTTGGTTTAGCTGGGCACCCGACGACGAGATCGTCCCGACCAAGAGCCTGGTCATGCAGATGGATATTGGAAAAGCGTGCGTTGTGGACTCTGGATTCACGGCGTTCTGTTCCCATCTGCCGACGTACCAAGTCAGCGTGCGCCGTTGGCTTGCAGACATGGGTATCTGTCAGCCTGTTCCGTTTGATGGAGAGGGCGATCCACTGCCTCAGCAGTGGATTCCGAACACCACGATCACTTCGGTGAGGAACACCAACGAGCTTTGCCTGTTTGATAAGCCAAACCCTTGCAGTCTCGATAATCTTCCGGTTACTCCGACGAGCTCTTTGTGCTCGGTAATGTCAGCAAATCCATCACTGGAGCCTGACTGCACTCCGTGTGGCAACGGCTACAAGTTCGTGATGGCTTCGGCGCAAGACAAGTGCCTCAAGGAGTACACACCCGATTACTACGCACGCGAGTATTGCACCACGCCAGAGGCCAATAGGTCTGGATTGCAGTGGAGCGATGCGCAGCACCCAACCACTGTTGTTGATTACGGCGAGTATGGGTACGTAAGCCTCATCCAGACCGACTCGATGGACATGGGGACGCCGAATAACAAAACAGTGAGCCGCATTGTGGTCGAGTACGATGCTCCAGACGTGCCTGACGAGCTTGCCGCGAAGCTGCATGCCGACATTGGATATGGTGCGCAGCCGAGGAAACTCATTTGGCAGGGATCCACGGCGCGTCCGATCGACAGGTTGTCGTCGCAAACAGAGGCCCAGATGGTCGCGAACAACATTCGCCCCAACAAACAGGCGTCATTCCAATTTTTCCGTACCGGAGCGCAAATCGCCTACCGACTGATGATCGCCGACTCGGCCAAGGGTCCAGTCAAAGGTGGTTCTGCGTCACTGAACGAGATGAACGTCTCAATCCGTAGCTCCCACGGCGACTATTTCTAGCGTCACGCGGTCATCACCGCTTCACTAAATCGAAGAAAAGGACCGACTATGGGCATCTCAAACCTTGGTGGAATCATTGGTGCGTTTGCTCCCGACAAGATGGAGCGGATGTACAAGAACGAGGGGCTTCAGAAGCAGATCGACACCTCGGTTGGCGGTATGGACAAGTACCGCAGCGAGGCGGACACCGCGATCGGCAATTTTACCGGCGCTAATCGCCGTGCAATCGGCGAAGTTGGCCGCCTCAACAAGCAAACGGAAGCCGAGACCAATCAGATGCTTGGCGGTCTTCGTCAGGCGAGCTTCATGGGCGATCGTGAGCGTGCTCGCGAAGGTGATTTGGCCGCTCTTCAAGGTTTGCTAGGTCAGATGGGCGGCGGAATGTCCAAATCGGACAAGATCGCGGCCTCTCGCCTGGGCTACGCCGGGAAACCGTCGAGTTCCTACATGGACAAACAGCGATCCAGCTACGTCGGTGCCTTCGGCGCTCCGATTGCCCAGCAGATTTTTGGAGGATTGAACCAGGCTGCTGGTGGGGCGGCTTCTGAGCGTGGCCAGAACATCAGTCAGCAGATGGGGCTGATGGGTTACCGGAATGCCCTGCCGACTAACCTTGCTGACATGGAACTCAGCCCCCTCCGAGCCCGTCAGATGGCTCGCGAGTCTGAGATTGGTCAGCTTGGCGGCCTTTCTGGCGTCAATGAGTCCAACTTCGCTGGGTTCCAGAAGAAGCGGAACAAGTGGGCTGCCCTCGGTGATGCCCTTGACTCCAGCGTCAACAGCGCGATCGACACCGGCATGTCGCTTTACAGCGGGGGCATGCTTGGAGGCGGTGGTGGTGGCGGTGGCGGTGGTGGAATGCTTGGTGGTTTGATGGGCGGCCTCACTGGTCGCGGCAAGCGCGGTGGTGGCGGAGGAGGCGGTGGCCCGTTCCCTGGTGGGATGGGGGCTTTGGACTACTGGAACTCCACCGGGTATGACTTTGGTCGGATGGGCTAATCAACAGGAATTACTATGGCAAGCGTTTACGGATCTTCATTGGACTCGCTGATGCAGAATGAGATGGCCCAAAAGGCCGCTTCTCAGGCTGAGGCGAACTCTTACCGCAACTTCCTGAACCAGACGGCGAATACCAACCTTCGCCGCCGCGAGGGCGATTCGATGGATAGGTACCGCATGGGCGATATCGATGTCCGGCGCGAGGACGTTGGTGGCATGAACGAGTTTCGTCGAGGCCAGATTGGAATCGGTCAACAGGACGCTGGAACCCGCCGTTTCCAGGCTGAGACCGGGCGAGAAGACGTGACTGGCCTCAACGATCTTCGGCGCGGTCAGGTCGAAATCGGGAAGACTGATGCTGGTACTCGCCGCGAAGATGTCACCGGCATGAACACCTATCGTGGTGGACTGATTCAGCGCGAGCTTGATCGGATTCAGTCTAATGAGCGCCTTGGCATGGAGCAGAATCAAACCAGCCGATACGGATTTGACCGTGGCGTTGACACGACTCGGCTGATGACTGACGCCCAGAAGTACGGATTCGACCGTGGCGTTGATACTGCGCGTATCAATTCAGACACAACCCGCTACGGATTCGACACCCAGGGGCGTATTGCTTCGCTTCCGTACGACCGCCTGACTGCTCCACAGCAGAAGATGTATGAGCAATATGGTGCGGCCGGTCTTCGTCCGCAGGATCCGAATTTACAGATGCTCCAGATGTCAAACCAGCAGGAGCAAGAGTCTGCATTTCAAAATGCACTGAACGAACAGGCTCGCAGAAACCTGGAGGAGCTTAATGGGATTGATTTTTGGGACAGCAAACGGAAGGACACAATGCAGGAGTATACGAGTGCCGGTATGTCCCCTGAAGCTGCTGCTCGCAAGATGGCGATCGATGAGCTTACACCGCTGTATGGGCGGTCTTCCGCTTTCACTGGCTCTCAGCGGCAACAGCCGAATCCTCCTCAGGGAGGCGGCGGCACCAACAGCGTCCCCACAGAGTTTCGCCAGACGCAAGGGGGAGCGAGATTCCGAATCGTTCCTACGCAGCCTCAGTTCGCCCAGTAAACGAACACGCCAATTCCATGCCCAAGTTCATTGAGTTCCCCGACCTCAACCAGACGGTCGAGGTGCCCGACGACATCACTGATGCTGGAATCGACGACGTTTACAAGACGATCGCCAGACAACAGTTCCGCGCCAAGCAGGGTCAGATTCGAGCGGAGGCGACGGAGGCTCAGACCAGGGCTGACATTCTCGATGCATACGAGAACGACCCTGAGATTCCGTTACTCATGCGGTCTGAGCTTGGCCGCCGGGTTGCAAGTGGCATGGCCAATATGGCCGGGAGCGCGATCTCAGCCGGTTCAATGCTTCTTCCTGGAGACGCCTCAAAGAGCGTCAACGCCTACGGCAAGGCGCTCTCTCAGATGGGTGGCATCGAGAGCACTGCTCCTGGATCGATAAGCGAGATTCAGGATGTTGGCGATGTGGCTGGTTATGCGGGTCGAATGCTTGCAGAGCAGATTCCTCAGCTGCTCGTCTCTGGCCCTGTGGCTGGTGGGTTGAAGGCGGCCGGACTTAGCTCGAAAGCTGCGGCCGTTTTAGCGCCAGTAATTACGACGTTCCCGCAAGAGGCCGGTGCGATCTACCAGGACATCACCGATGAAACTGGCCAGACTGGATTCCGTCAGCGAGCTACTGCTGCTGCTGGTGGTCTTGGATCCGCTGCGCTTGAGGCCCTTGGAGGAGAGTCTCGCGCACTACAAAACCTAATGTCCGGCGGCGGAGGGGCATTCCGCAAGGCGCTCCGAGATGTTGGTGTCGAGGCGCTGAAGGGTGTTAGAGATGAGGCTTTGACCGAGGCTGGTCAGGAAGCGATTGCGTCGCTTGCACCGTTTGTTGCCGGTGGTCGACTTCCAACCGAGGAGGAGTTCTCTCGCAGAGTGACCGAAGCCGCGATAGGCGGCGGACTTACCGGCGGTGTGATGAGCGGAGTCAGTAAGGGTGTCGCCAGTGTTGGCGACGTGCGCCCGTACGCCGCTGCGCTTCAGGACCAGCTTTCGCCTCAGCCTCTCCGGGGCATCAATGCCGAAGGCGGTCTGCAGCCGTACACCGGGGCGCGTATCGAGGAGGCTCAGAACCCTGCCTCTCGCATCAATCCGAACGACGTTGGCAGCCTTGCTGTGTCCGAAAGCATGGCGGACGCCAGGAGTGCTGCGGCTGGTGCTACCACTGCTGCGCCGTCGTCTTACCTTGAGAACCGTATCTACGGTCTCAATGTCAACCCGCAGGTGCGCAACTCGATCATCTCGATCGGAAGCACGCTGGACCAGATTGAGAACGGATATGACGTTGATCAGTCAGTACGCGATTCCCTGCTGAACCAGTCCGGCGAGATCACCACTTTCCTTGGCAGGATCGCAGACACTGCCATGCGCCGCGAAGATCCAACCGGCGCTGTCAACGCGGTCATCGACATCAGAAACCGGCTTGATCGTTGGGCCAAAGACACGGCCGCATACAACGATCTTACAGCTGAGGCGATGGGGGCTATCAGGGAGTCAAGGCAGTCTCAATCGCAGCGCGAAGCCATCAATGCGCAGCGGCAACAGGCTGCTGGTGGGGCTCAGGCTCTTGCATCTCTTGAGGCTGCACAGGCTGACCGCTTTGGGCCTGGCCAACGCGACATCCTTCCTGCTTTGCCGGGCAAGGGTTCCGACATCATGCAGCGGATCCGCGATTCTGTGGCGAAGGAAAAGCGCATGCTCGCGGAGGCCGAGGCTGCTGCCGCTGCTCGTGCCGAGGAGGCTCGCGTTGCCGCTGAGCGAAAAGCTGCTGCTGAACGCGCCGCTGCAGAGGCAAAGGCTGCCGCAGATAAGGCTGCCGCCGATGCTAAGGCGGCTGCTGATAGGGCTGATTCCGAGAGGGCTGCTGCCAAGATTTCCCCGCCGACTGAATCATCGCTACCGGCGGACACCGGGGCTGCTCCTGTGGGTGGTGTCCCAGTTGCGGCCCCGGTTCCTGTTTCAGCACAAGCCCAAGTTGTTGCTCCAGCCCAGAGCGCGTTGTCGGAATCCGAACAGCGTGAGCTTGAGGCTCTTGAGAGCGCCGACGAGGCGTTCGGTTTGTCGAAAAAGAAAGACAAGGATCGACTTGCTGATCTTCGCAATCGCTCAACCAAAGCACCCACCAGTGTCACCCAAGATAAAGCGCCTGTCGCGCCACCTGCGCCCAAGATCGAGCCCTCCAAAGCCAAAGCGGCTGGTGGGGCAGGTAACGCGCAAGCAGCCCAAACCCAAGGAGTAGCCAATGCCAATCAAGTCCAAAGCGGAGTGGAAGTTTCTGGCGGTCAACAACCCCAAGGTTCTGCGCAAAATGCAGAAGGACAAGCCGGTGCGGTACAAGGATCTGCCGGAACGAGTACCGTCAAGCAGCCGACTCCTCCGAGGTACCAAGAAGGCGAAGAGGTAAAGGTTGGTGACTACGTTCGGGTCAACAAGCTGATTGGTCAGACCAAGATCTATGGAACCGTTTCCAAGATCGTTGACGGAGTGCCGTTCATCAAGATCACCAGCATTGGCAAAGGCCAAACCGGCACAGCCCAGTCATCCGAGGCCGGTGTCAACCTTCAGGACGAGGTTCCGCTTACCAAGAAGAAGGGCGCGTTCCTCACCAAGGAGGAGAACAAGAACGTCAAGGCTGAGCAAAAGAAGCGCGAGGCCAAAGAGAAGCCTGTCAAGGTCGACCCGCTTCAGGAGCTCATCAACCAGGGTGCCGAAGACCCGATGTTTGGGTTCATCAAGGACTCGATAGAGGGGGCGTCCAAGGGCGACGAAGGAGACAAGGAGAACCTCGAAGAGGAGCGCGCAAACCTGTACCAGACCGAGGAAGGCAAGCGTCGGTACCTGTCAATCGAGGCCGCTGTTCGCCAGATGCAGGGCGCTGAGTCGCTGCGTCTCAATGCGGAAATCGAAGGACATATCAGGGACTTCGACGTCGAAGCTGCTGGTCGAGATTACGACAGCCTTGTCAGGAAATGGCTTCAAACGAACCTTGAACAGGCTGAGTACCAAAAGTTCAGCCCAAGATCTGCAGCCGAGCTTGCGCTTCGTAACGCGATCAAACGCCGTGCGGTTGACAAGGCTACCGTATCACTGAGCAGCGGCACTGACCTGGACGGGCAGGAGACTAGCCCGATTGAGCAGATAGCGGCGTCCGAGACTGGATCGGAAACGTCTGCTGCTCCGGTTGGAACTGCTTCCCAGCCGAGTTCTGCAAGCGTTTCGCTGTTCACCCTGATCAAGGACAAGGTTGCGCTTGCTAGGATTATTTCCAACGCGGTTGCTGCTGCTGAGAAGGTTGCCAAGGGTAGGCTCACCCCGGTTCAGTTCACTGATGCAGTCGTTCAGGGCATGGTCGACATGCTAGACCTGTCCAGCGAGGGCGCTTCCAAGAACGCCCAGCTTGTCCGCGTTGTTACAGACATGGGCGAGGCTGCATCTGGTGATCTTCAGGAGCTCTACGACGAGGGGGGCATTCCAGCAATCACCGAGGCCATCACAGACGGAACCATTGACTCTACTCTTGCCGCCAATGCTGGTGCTCCGAACACCGGGAACCAGTTGCTGCAGCAGGGCGAGTTCACCCTGTCAGATGCCATCGATACGGTGCTCCAGAATGAACCTCAGGGCAGTCTGCTGCGCTCGATCGCGGCCAAGCTGCTGTCGTCTCGCGTCACCGCCCGTGTGGTAGTGCTGCCGGACGCTGACTTCGGTTTGCTTGGAGCAAAGGAAGGCGCAACCGCGTTCTACGACTCGAACCCGGACGCGAACATCATCTACGTTCGCCAATCCGCTCAGTCGCACGACTACCTTGTGATGCACGAGGCGGTCCATGCGGCGACTGTCAACGCGCTACGGACCAATGTTCAGTTCCGCAACGAGATTCGGAACCTGCGATCCCAGGCAATCAGTGCGCTTGGCCAGGACTCCTATGCGCTGCAGAACCATGGATCCAACTTCAAGGATCTTGCTGAGTTCATCTCTGAGGCTCTGTCTAACAGCCAGTTCCAAGAGGCCCTGCGTTCAGTTCCCGCCTCGCAGAACGAGTCGCTGTGGGATCGGTTCAAGAACCTGGTCGCGAAGCTGCTCGGGATCACCAAGGAACAGTCGAGCGTCTTCGACAGGGTGATGAACCTTGCGACCGACAACTTCTCGCCAAACGTGGCTGGTGGCGAAGGCATCCTTTATGCCGCGCCGCGCATTGATAGCGACCAGAAGCGTCAGGCACTGCTCTCGGTGCCGGGTCTGCAGATGGACAACGTCAGAGCCATCGAGAGGCTCGCTGCAACACAGGCTCAGATGGTTCCGCAATCTGCGGTAACCATGATCGGTGCTGCGTCCAACCGGCTGCAGCGACGCCTCGCATTCTTGCTGCGTCAGGCAGCGGCCTCACCCAATCCAGCGCCAATTTCCAGTTTCGCTGTCGCCAATCCGACCTACGGAGACGTGGAGGAACTTGCTGAGCTTTCGCACGGCGTTGACAAAGTTGCCCGTGAGATCGAAGCGCGTTCCGAGAAAGCCGAGAAGCGACTGGCTGATCTTCAGCAGCAGTTCAACAACATTGGTTCGCTTCGCGCAGAGCTCAACACGGCCAAGGGGAACCTTGCGGCGATCAAAGCTGTCGGAGAGTCGATGCTCGACGACTACAGCGAGTACCTCAGGAGCCGTTTTGAGTTGGCAGGTAAGCTCACCCTGGCTGAGCGGGGCGCAATTTCTGCTGCGGCCGAGGTTGTCCGTAAGATTCGCACAGAATCGAACAACATGCGGAGCGCGATGGAGACGATGGCCGAGAAGATCCCGGCTTCGGTCATCAACGCCGCTACGAGCAACGCGGACATCCTGAACTACGTCGTCTCTAACAAGGTGCTCGACGCAGGGGTTGATCAGAACACTATCAATTTCCTGACGACCCAGAGTGCAGGTGGCAAGACTCCGCTTGAATCCTTCCGGCGGCTTATCCCTGCGATCAAGTTGATCCAGAAGCTGAAGACGGATAAGTCGGCCCTGGACAACGCGATCGACGCTTACGAGAACGCTTTTGCTGCGGCTCGCGGAAACAAGACCCGCACCGTGTCGCCTCGGATGTTCGGCAAGGCATTTGCGAGCATGGATGCCAAGCGGCGAGAGGCGCTTGAGCAGGTTCGACTCCTGAACAGCCAGATCAATAGCCTGGTCAAGCGCGTTACTGACGCTCAGGACGAGGTCTCGATCTATGACGAGATCCTCAAGTCGCCCGAGTACAAGGATCAGGTCGAGACCGCCATCAAGCAGCTGAACATTCTGACCGGAGGCCACACCGAGGGTGGTGCCGAGGGTAATCCTACCCCGCGCAAGTTGACATTCCAGGTTGGCAGCGACCCGAAGAACCGTTTCGAGATCAACTACACCGCTGACCCGGCAGAGAACGAGAAGAACAAGAGCACTGTCCTGGCCGCTCTTGTCGCGATTGATAACGAACTTCAGAACACGGACAACCCGTACGAGATCTTCAAGCTGAAGTGGATGCAGACGAAGCTCGCTCGGTACAGCCATCAGATGACTGATGCTGCGCTCGGAATCAACCCGTTCGACATTATTAACCGAGTCCGTGTTTGGATTCCATTGCTCACGCCACTGATCGACCGGATGTTCATCTTCCGCCAGATCCCAGGAGCGATGGGAAGCCAGGCTCGTCTGCTTGCAAAGGTCGGAATGTCGATGTCCTCGCAGATCGAGGCTGCTCGCAAACATCCTGTCTACGGAGAGGCCGCAATTAACAATGCGGCTCAGGATGCGATTGATAGCCATCCTGGGATTGATCCGCAGGTGTGGGATAAGGAGGTACTAAACGAGTTGCTCGGCGGAAACCAGGAGCGGACCGGCCGAAACATGCGCGTTGGCGAGACCACTATCTTCGGACATAAGATTACCGCTGAGGATCTTAAAGCTGCGCAACTTCAGTCTCGATTTGCTGATGCCCTTTACCGTGTTGCTAAAGGCGCTGAGCGTGGCGGCATCACGATGTACTTCCCGACGCTGGTGCAGGAGACATACGTGGTGAACGGGCAGCAGCGAATCCGATTCCGATACGCCTATGCTGGTGGAGCTCTAACTACGCCTAGAAGCTACGACCTTGGCGAGCTCGACACTGACCCGTTTAAGATGTCGGATGTGTGGATCAAGGCTGAGGTTCCGAACGACCCGGCCGCAACACAAGCCGCCCGTGAGGCGCTGTTGCAGGATCCAAACTTCCTCACCAGGTTTGCGGTGGCGCACGTCGCCGAGATGAACCCGGAGTATGACAGGACATCTCCGTTCAACGAGGTGTATCGGCAACTTGCCGATCAGTACGCCAAGACAGGCAAGTACCCGACCACATTCGATGAGTTGGTTGACGACATCAACAACCAGCTGCCGCTTCCTCCACCTGCTGACAGGGCGCTGAAGATCAAGACTCAGCTGATCGGAGAGATCACTGAGTTTATCAAGGCGTACCGTAATGACTTGATAGGCGCTGCTGCTAACGATCCGAACGCCGTGCTCAGAACGGACGCGCTTTCAGCTGGGTTGGTTGGAGGAATAATTACAAGTGCCGCCAACAACTTTACGAAGCCTCGTGGAGCGATGATCGCGCCGACGAACTTCTACACATACACGCTTTCTAGTGACAGTTCACGCGGGTCTATTGCCCACGGAGTAATGCTTCCTCTTCGACGCAAACAGATTGAGTCGATGCAGAACATACAGGCTGCACTAGTGGAACTTCAGAAGCGTCTATCGAAAGACGTCAAAGGAGCTAAGAGTGTTCGCGACAAGCTGACGCTTGAGTTTGTTACTGGCAAGAAGCGCGTTACCGCCAAGCAAGCGTACGTTACGAATTGGCAGCTGAAAGAGCTGATCGAGCAGATGCGCAACTCGATCGAGACGCTTCAGACCACGATCGCCAAGCCTGTTCTCGGAAGTGGTCAGACAACATTCTTTGAGGATGTGCTTCAGCTGCGCCGTGTTGCGCTTGTTGCACAGGCCGTTGCTGCAATCGTTAACTATAGCCAGGCGGTGATGTCTGGACAGTTCGTGCCTCGCACCTATCTAGCCGGGTATAAGCCACGCATGATTGTAACCGAGTCCATTGCCGGTGCAGTCAAAGCTGCGTTTAATACCGCCGCTTACATAGCATCTTCCAATAAGCCTGTGTCTTCATGGATTATTGCCAACCGCAATGCAATGATTCCACTTATGCGGCAGTTTGCATCCACTGTGGACCAGATCCAGAAGATGAAGGCCAAGGCCAGGTTTGATGGATTCGGCGCAGACGAGCTCTCGCTCAAGGAACAAGCCGCGATAATCAGGAAGGTTGGCTCCTACGACTCCCCGGTCGAAGGCTTCAATGACTCGAAGGGCATGATGTCCAGCGGCATGGACAAGTTGTTCTCGAAGTGGTGGTTCCCACGCATTGCGCTCGCCATCCAGAACATCCCAGCTACCGCAGACCGTGCGGCAAATATCCTGACTATGATCCAGGTGGACAAGGCACTGAACGATGTTATGCGTTCTGGCTACTCCATCATGGAGAACAGGTCGCAGTCTGGCTCTACCGGATGGGACAACTGGACTGACCCGGCCAACGCGATTAGCGAAGCTGAGGCGGCTCAGGCTGGTTGGTCTAAGGAGACGCTGATCCGCATGCGACAGGCGTTCTCCGGGATGGGTGGGCTTGAGGTCGTGCTGCACGATTTCTGGAAGCGCGTCAACGCGGCGAAGGCTGCCGGTAAGGACATCAACGATGTGCCACCGATTGCAGACGAGGGGTTCTACATGGATGTCACCCGCGAGATGCTGGGCCTGAGCAATGCCGCGATGGATTCAATGCGCCCAGACCTGCTCCGCTCGCGTACTGCGATGAGCCGTATTTACAACTTCATCTTCACATTTACGAGTTGGGTAAACGGCTGGTTCAGCACACTTGGCAGTTTGGTTGGAGTCGATAGAACTAGGGGAACGCTCAACACGGCTGCGATATCTGGGCTTAGCATTGCACTGCTAATGGTGATGCTTGGCATGTCAGGCATGTGGACGAATGAGCTTCGCGGAATGATGTATGAGCTTGTGAAAGGTCGTCCTTTCCCGGTCATTCGCCTTGGTGACGTGCTGCGAGATGCCAACCCTGCGTCCGTAGCCAAGCTATTTGGTGCCTCGATCGCTCTGATGATTCCGTACGCTGGTGAGTCAGTTGCAAACGCGCTTGGAGCACAAAGCTACCGCACGTCGCTGACAGACATTGCTAACCTGTCCCAGCCGCTGCAGTTGGTGAACACGTTTAGCGATGCGCTGATGAGCGGATCCAAGACCGGAGACTGGACTGGCACGTTCACTCAGCTTCTCAGAAGCACAGTCCCAGGATCGGACATGCTGATCAACAGACTCCCGTCCACACGTGCGCGTGATGAGGTGAACGATGCGGCGCGTGTTGCTCGCGTTGCTGCTGGTCCTTTGGAGCTTGCAGACAAAGGTGGCGGCGGAGGTGGAGCTCAGCCCACGAAGTTCAGCAACCTTGTGAAGCGAGCCGAGGCTGCCATGAGCGCGGGTGACCAAGCCGGTGCTCAACGGCTGCTGCAAGAGGCTGCCGAGGAGAAGAAGAAGCAGGGAGGCAAAGATCCGTGGGGATCAGTGAGGTCTGCGATCCAGTCGCGCAGCGTCGACACCCGCACCTTCGGCCGGAAGCTGACCGAAGACGAGAAGCAGGGACTCATGTCTCGCATGAGCGACTCGCAACGTGCGACATACATGAGGGCTGAGGAGACGCACTCCAAGCTCGCGTCGCTCGTGCCCAGGGCTGGTGAGAGAGGTGGCATGGAGAAGGTTGGAGGCAAGCCGACGACCGCAATCGATCGCGTCAATAGGCGGATCATGCGTGTTCGGAAGGCCACACAGCCAAGGGCTCTGAGGGCGCTGAACAAGAAGATCAAGGCGATCAAGCCGAAGAAGCTGAGGATCGCGAAGTCTTCGGCCGTGTCCGGCTCAAGGCTGCTGCGACCAAAAGCTCGGGCGAAGGCGGCTTCTGCGCTGCTCCCCGCCGCTTTGTAAACGAGAGCGGGTTGCTGGTCTTGCGAGGGTCCAGCGACCTGCGGAGGAAGTAGCGGTGACGCCAAAGGTTGCGGAGTGTAACGCCACAACCTCGCATGAATGCGTCCGCATCAGCGATTGCAACCTTGTCCCATGACTTCAGCACCGCGATGTCACGCACCTTCTCGTAAGATATCCCGCTGCGCTTGGCGATGTCTTCATGCGTGAGCCGCTTGGCCCCGCGTCCCTTGCCCTCTCGTGCGAGTAGTCGGATGACGCACGGGGGGAATGCACTGAGCATCTCGGAGATCGTTTCCTTCATCTGCTGCTGACTGTAAATGGATGACCCGTCGGGTGGAACGGCTGGATTTCAGCATGGTTCCAGTGGGTTCCTTGTCATCGGAAAATCCACCGTCTCTCAGCCCAAGTACCCCGAACCTCTGGACCATACGGCCCAGCGTGTCTTACGCCCGTCGGCTTTCTCTACACCACGGATCAAATTGGTAGCGGGGGGTGGGATCGAACCACCGACCGTCTGCTTATGAGGCAGCCTAGCTACCACTGCTACACCCCGCCGTTGACTGAGGCGACCTCGTTCTATGCGGTTCCGAGATCAGGCGAATCCATTGACCAGCGAACCAAACAACGCCGCCGCATTACCCGACAACCTCAGTCGAAAATTGCAGCTGGTCTCTCCCAGCCGTCACCGATGTTTACCTGCGCGGTCCAGGGCCTCAACTCGCCGCGTTATGCGGAAGTCAACGCGCAAGGTGTAAGACACCGTGCGCTTGATGTCAATGTGCCGTCAGAACGGAACATCATCGTCTGCTTCGACTGGCCCATCGTTTGTGACACCCGCTGCAGCCTGACGTGGAGACACGGGTGCATTCGCATTCTGCTGACGGTGCCGGTTGATGTTGGTTCCTCCACCCTCAGGAGGTCCGCTAGGGCGAGACAGGAACTGCATGCCCTCGCCCAAAACGCCGAGCTTGGAACGCTTGTCTCCGGTCTTCTTGTCTTCCCACTGGTCGAGCTTGAGCCGACCGTCGATGTGAATCGGGTCTCCCTTCTTCACGAACTTGCCAACCGTCTCGGCAATCTTCCCGATGAAGTCCACGTCCACGAACGTGACCTCCTCCTTCTTCTCGCCAGACTCGGTGCTGAACTTGCGGGACACGGCCAGGCCGAGCTTGGCAATGGCGGTTCCCTTTGCGGTGTACTTGACCTCAGGGTCACGGGTGACGTTTCCCATGAGGATGACTTTGTTGAATGATGCCATAGGTAGTGATAGCGCACGAAGCGCGTGCTAACTGAAGCGCCTGACATCAGCGATGTCAACGACCAGTCCGAGATTCGAGACGGTTTCACCAGACTCATCGCAAGCAGTCACGACTGCACGTTTTCCATCGGCTTTTTCGCCTGTTATGACGTACTGAACTGGGGTTCCGTCGGGCATGGATATCCTTCCGCGCTTGACCATGTAGACCGTATTCGGCCTCCACAGATACGAGTTGATCTGAGAAACGACCTGGCCATGCGGAACCACGTCGACCTCATCGAGGTTGCCAGACTTTGACCGGGCATCAACGACGCCCTGGCGTAGAGCATCAGCATCGGTGTGAACGTATTTGGCGAAGACCCGAGGGTCGAGGTGGCCGGACACCTTGGTCGCCATGATCGTGCTCATGCCGCTGTTGGCGAGCATCGACACGAACGAGTGGCGCATGCAATGGAAGTGCTTGTTTGGAGGAAGCCCTGCCTTGCGAGCGATGTATCGGAAGCTGTCGCATCCAACCTTCGCAACTGCCTGGCTGTCGATGCGCACTCGCTGACCAGCATCTGACGATACGTAGTCCTCGGGAGCGGCGTTCGGAGAGGCGTCGCGCCTTGCCTTGATGGCCCTGCCCAACTCGTCGCTTGGGTCAAACGGTATGACTGACTCTGTGCCGGTTTTGATGCGGCGGATTTTGATCACGCAACGCGACTCATCGATGTCGCACCAGCGCAGCATCATGCAGTCGCCAATGGACATACCTGTGTTCCATCCGAGGAGGATGACCCAGTCCATCCAATGCCCAGCAGAAGCCTCGCGCAGCTTGATGTACTCCTCGCGGGTGATGGGGTTGATCGTCCGCTCAACCCTGACCTTTGGTAGACGGATCGCCTCGTGTGGACGGTTCGTTGTGCGGCCGGTTCTTACCAGCCACCGGAGGTATCGGCGCACTGAAACCCAGTACTCGAAGGCCGTCTTTGGTTTGTACTCGGCGTACATCTTGGTGACGTACTGCTGAAGGTTGTCATAGGTAACCTCGTTGTGGTGGCACGCTTTCATCCAGCGCAGCCATTTGGTAACCCACTTCTCGGCGAAGTGTACCGTTGCCGGTCTGCGTCCTGGGAAGTCGGTGTCGTAGTATGAACGCGACAGTTCCTCCAGTTGAGTTGGACTCAGTGATATCGACTGAGTCGGTTGGTACATAGTGGTCATGTTATTTCGTTAGGTGTCTGATCAGCATGACGTAGAACGTCAACTCAATGGCTACTATCAGTATGCACGAAGCTAATCTAAAAACGTCTTTCATTGTTAGCCTCCATAGTCTCCGCGACATCCTTGTAGTACGACCACACGCCACGCATGAACTGGAGACGTGACCGGCAGGAGACCGATGCGTCCACAATCTCCTTGAGGGCGTTGTTCATCTTGTCCATTGACTGGATCCTCGTCGCCTCCTGTAGCGCCTGTGTCGCCTTGTGAATCTGCTCGCTCGCAGACAGTATGATCTGCGAGTTGTAGTCCATCTTGGTGCGCATCAGGCGCTGCGCATCTTCTTTAGCTACGACACCGCTCACTTGTTAGCCTCCTTCTCAACGGACACGCAGAGGTTGAAGAGCCAGTCGCGGATGGCGATCAGCTTGCGCTTCACCCAAGACGGCTGGGCTTGTCGCTGCACCGGATGCTGGATGGCTGCGATGGGCGACTGCAACGGTCCGCCTTGCACGCATGGGCCAATTCCCTTGGATGCGTCTGTTGCGACACGTCCGTTGTGCTGCTGAATCTGGTCTGCGGTGTAGATCACTGCGGCGTTGCGCATGGCGAGCCTGTGATCCTGTTCGGTAGGCACGCGCTTCGGCTGCCGCTTCACGTACTTCTTCCCTTTGAAATGATCGCGAAGGTGAGCTTTTGCGTGGGCACCCTTTACGTCTCGTCCGCGCTTCAAGTTTTCTGGGGCGTGGATCTTACGAGCTATGATCACAGCACTGGGAGAAGCGTTGATCTCGCTTCCAATGACGTAGTTCGGCTTGGTCCAGTCAACCTTCGACCAGTCGATCCGATACTTGCCACGCTTCTCCTTGCGCTTGTGCATCTCGTTGCGGTGGTAGCTCACGTTACCAGGCGAGACTCCAAGCTGCTGTGCGATGTCAACAGTGCGCTTGCTCCAGTCTACATTGTTCCAGTTGATGTTGTTCATTGTGTGTTCTGTGTTTAGTTTAGCTGCCACGACTTGATGCCGTGTCGGCGAACGCCGATGTGATCCCACTCAGCGAGTGGGACCGTTCGATGTTCAGGCAGGAAACATTTCTTCAATCTGAGGGCGCACCACGAACCCGCTGGTGTCGCCCTTGGCTTTGCCCTTTGGCTTGAGACCTATGACGGTTCCGCGAGGGTCGATGAACCGCAGGTCGTGCAGGTCGCCGTCGATGACCTGGAACCCGTGCCATGTGGCTGGTCTCACCTCGTCGAAGATGACAGCGACGTTGCCGCCCAGCTTCAGCACGAACAGGCACTCGTCGAGGTTGTCGCCCGAGTAGCTGAAGGTGAGCTTGTAGTTGGTGGGCCAGTCGTTGTCCCCGGTCAGCGACTTCTCCATTCGCTTGATGGACTTGGTGTAGTCGTAGAACTGGATGTCCGGGCTCTGCCTGATGGCGCTGC